GGGCTCATTCAAAGCCTCAGCGGCACTGCTCATTGCTATGACAACGCTCGTATGGAGAGCTTCTTTGCCACACTGAAAAAAGAAAAGCTGTATCAGATACCGACCTACAGAATGAAGCGTGAAGAGGTCAAAACTGTCATCTTCAGATATATCTTCGGCTATTACAACACACAAAGGATCAACAGCTTCAACGAAGGCGGTCTCCCACCTGTGACATTAAGAACTTCAACCAAGTCGGCTCATCATGCTGCCTGACTCCTGCCTATCCAAGATTTTGGGTGTTCTCCGACTGCACATTTCTTGACAATTCCAGATTACAACAATATCTCCGGTATCTATTCCACAGTCTGGGAGATTAGGGCGTTTCTCAGCGAAAAATATAGCAGGATTCTTTATTCCCTCAGGCAGTAATTCTCTGGGTATATTAATGCTGGTCATATATACACCTCCGTATTATGCGGATTCAAAGATATGGCTTACAAGATCACCTGATATATCCTTTATTTTATCCATATCAAGTTCCATGTATCTTTGACTGGTACCTACGGTCTTGTATAGCACAATCTTACGGTTTACAGCATCTATTTTTCTGACGCGCTCGGTCATGGTGACATATGAGCCGCCCTGCTTCATTCTGTCATTTAAAAAATATGTAAATGTCAGTATAGGGTGATGTCCGTCTTCTAGTACATCAGCAATAAGGTTTATCTTCTGATTCAATATCTCCATCTCCATTTCCGTAAGTTTCTCTTGCTCTCCTACAATACGTGCTTCTTCACCTACCATGTCTTCATATCCCTCAAGAGCGTTAAAGGCTGAAAACTGTGCTGCCCTTTCGTATGCTGACATCGGCGGGTGTTTATGTGATCGCCAGTGGGGAAGATCGAATATGTCTGCATAAACGACTCTCGCGTCGTTATTTTTTACCATTCTTCTTCACCTCCGGACCAGCTGCGCGATGGCCACCGATCTGACCATTACGTTCTATTGTTGTACCGCCTTCAATAAGATTCATGCCTTTCAGAACAGCATTCTTACCGTATTTGCCCTGTAGGAGCAGCGTTGCCCGCTGCAATGCCCGTTCTTTTTCAGCTTTTTCCTTCTTTTGGGCTTTCTTTCGTTCTTCTTCCTCATAGTCTACAAACAGCTCAAGCTGAACCGGACCGTCATCCTGTGGAATACTGTTCTCATATATCAGATTGCAGGCACATATGCTGATGCGGCGAACCAAGAGATCCGGATTAATTATCCTGTCATATAGCTGCATCATGCAGTCTGCTATTTCATTTGTTGAGGATGTCCATTGCTCAAGGTTTCCGGTACCATGTGCGTGGTACGGAATAATGCGACCATAACCGTCCTTTGAGACTTTACCCTCATATACATTTCCGGTGGTTGTTATCTTGTAGACATCTTCTTTAGGTGTTTTTCCATGCATCAGAAGTTGTAGGGAGCTTCTATCATAACCAATCGTAAGAGTAATCTTTTTTGTGACAACATACTTTCTTACCATATCAAGTACAAGCAATTCTGTCATTTCTCTAACCAGCAGTTTTGCTAATTTGCAGTTATACGGCTCTTTTAATACCTGTCCTGATGAAAGAGAGTTTGTGTATGGCCTGTATGACTTTATAGTACTTATTTCAGTCGGTTCCCAGCCCCATGCGTGATCAATTACTATCTCAGCTTTTACACCAAGTGATTTGTATAACAGGTCTTCATTAATGGTGCTCAGCCTCGCTATATCTCCCATAGTAAAGCAGTTGAGAGAAGCGACACTGGCTGCAGTTCCTCCGCCAATACCCCAGAAGTCTGTAATGGGAGTGTGGCACCAGAGAATCTCACGATAGGAGGTCTCATTTAGTTCCGCTATTCTGACTCCGTCCTTGTCTGCAGGAACATGCTTTGCAACGATATCCATTGCGACTTTTGCGAGGAAGAGGTTAGTTCCGATACCTGCTGTAGCAGTAATACCTGTTTCATATAGGACTTCTCTTATCATTGTCATAGCAAGCTCGTGGGCTGTCATGCGATATGTATTGAGATATCCTGTAGCATCTATGAAGCATTCGTCTATGGAATAAACGTGTATATCTTCAGGGCTTATGTAGCGCATATATATTGAGAATATCTTTGTGCTTATCTCCTCATACAGCCTCATTCGCGGAGGAGCTATTATATATGAAAGCTCCAGCGACGGATCTGCTGCCAGAGCATCTGCATCAAATGATGATGAGCTGAAGCAATAACGTCCCTTCTCGTTCTTTGGCAGTATTCTTTTACGAAAAGCCAAGTTAAAGCGCTTCTGATTGATTTCCTTTACTGCCTGTATGACTTCAAACAAGCGGGCTCGACCAGGTATTCCATAAGCTTTCAGTGATGGTGTAACTGCCAGACATATTGTTTTCTCGGTGCGTGTTTCATCTGCTACGACAAGGTTTGTGGTAAGCGGATCAAGCTCACGGTCAACGCATTCGACCGACGCATAGAAGCTTTTCAGGTCGATAGCTATATATACCTTGTCCATATTAACACGCTCCTTCTAATACGTGCCGCTATATAACAGTCGGACACTCCACATACCATCTTCCGACTCTGCTGGCATGCTGATTATTGGATTTCTGAAAGTACAGATACTTTGTTTCGCCTTTTACTACCACAGTATAGCAGTCACAGGTTGGGCTGTCATGATGAGTGCCGGCAGGTCTGAAATCCTTGACGGCTTCAATTTGGAATACACGACCGTCACTCCATGTTATGGATCTTGGCTGCATATATCCTGTAGAGTCAAAATCAGAATTGACCTTCACATATACACGTTCCATTCTTATTACCGGTTGTTTCATACTTCAGACCTCCTTCTTTATGATAATATTAAAGTATGTACATAATCATCATGTTTTTGCGTTAATCTTTACGCCTGATTTTCATTAACTTTTATTAAAAACTTCATTATTATGCTAGTAAGTTCTATAACATACTCAATTTCATTTTTATTGACTTTGTCGTTGTGCTTAACGTGATTGTTTTGAAACTTTGTATAATAGTCGATTATTTTGGGAACCATATTCTTCAGTTCCGTAGAAGTACCTGATTTATCAAGAATACTACATATACCATTTATTTGGTTTTCAAGGCTTTTGTCGTTACAAAGTAACTCTTTAACTAACAGTTCAAATGATAAACGTAAATCGTCTAGGGTATTTCTCTCAAAAATGCCACCTTCATACTTGGATAAAGCACTGTCATATTGTTTTAATGCTAATGGATGTCCAGATAGCCAGTGCTTTGTTTTTTGGATGAGTTCTGTTTCACTGATTTTTTCTGTAGCTAGTATTCCATATCTTAAGTATAGTTTATTTTTTAATTCTGATATTTCTTTATAATCTGATGGAAATATTTCGCATAATTCTTTGATAATTCTAAATTGTTCTGGAGCACTAAAAACTTGAAGATTTTCCTTCAAAGCGGTACGTTTATTAGCTGCTTCAAAAGGATAAGAAGCATGAGGAATAATCTTATTAAAGTCTACGGCGTATGAATTGCAAAGCTCAACAATTTTATGGCCGCTTAATCCGTTATTTGTATCAGCAAGAATACTGCAAGCGTATGTTAAAAAGGAATTGTCTAACTTTTCCATATTACAATTCTCCTTGTAAAGCCTCGTAATTGTCTGCATCTGCTTGACTTGCGATAGATTCAGGATCCAGAATACCCAGTACACGACCAATGAGGTATACGCTGTCATCATCATTGAAATGCATGGGCGGGTATTTTTTATTATAGGAATGAAGACCGTCTTCCTCTAATACCTTAATATATGTGTTATTACCGACCATGAAAGCGCCGACCTCACCATATTGAAGTTCGGGACAACCGGGGTACTTTTCAACAAGAACCATATCGCCGTCATGATACTCGGGTTCCATACTATCACCGTTTACAGCAAATACAAGATCAGCCTGACGTATAGCTGTATTTGTATGAGGGTAGAGGTAGATAGGCTCGCCTTCATCCTCAAATTCTACGCCGCTGTCAAAACCTGCAGCGAGGCCCTTGTCACAGAATGTGAGTTTGATAACTTCCGGGCATCTGCCTGTAAACTCTGCCGTCTTTAGCGAAGAGATAAGATTGTCAACGGCAAGCTGATGTCCAAGAGTCATACCACGATAGTCTTCTATCATCATCTGCTCTTTTTCAGTATATATATTTGTGGGATTATCGATGCCGTATAACTCATAAAGGGATATTCCGAGCAGGTCACATAATGTGGGAACGACGCTGAAATCAGGCCTTGTTCTTCCGCTTTCCCAGTTGCTGACAGCATTAGGAGTTATACCTACTACGCTGGCTACAGCCTTCTGCTCAAGGCCGAGACGTTCTCTGTAATATTTAATACGCTTTCCGACAGCGTGCGCATCCTTCAGATGTACAGGATTCGTGATATTGCTTTTATTGTTGCTTTTTGATATTTTAGGCTTTTTGTCCTCCTGTTTCATAACAGACTCCTTTCGGATAACAAATAGTTAAATAAGAAACTGTGAATGTCTACAAAGTTTTTCAAGCCATTTTCAACACTGATAATGGTTTAAGTCTTAAAAAACTCCTTATTACGTTGTCTTTATATATACTATAACACACTAAAAATGATTTGTCAATAGAAAATATTGCTTGCAAAATAAAATTCAGTGTGATATAATATAGTTGCTGGTATTCTGTCTATATATAAATGAGCCTTTTGCTGTAGGGTGTGTGCAGCAGAGGGCAGGGGAGTATACCGGTACACTTCGCCATCAACCCAATTCGCTACAGAAAGATATAGGGAATAACAAAAGAATGGAGTCAGAATACAAGTTGCGAAATAGGAGGGCGTAAATGACAATATATATTAATAGAGGATCTTTTCTTCATATTCCGGATAAGGTTCATCCGGGACAGTATAAGGTTATACGAAATCCAGAATGGAACGGTGAGCTACCGGAGATAGTATCTTTTACAGATTTTCTCAGATGGAATTATACTGCAGACTATGGTTGCTTTATACGTGAACTGCATTTTTACAGACAGCTTTCTCTTCCATGGGGTATAACAGATAAGGCTGATATTGAAACCGTTATCATAGAGGACGGCAGATATGACCGTATTGATCAAGAGTCGTTTTCTATGTATGTTATCTGTAATGTAGTCTTTGCAGAAGGATCATATCGTTGCTGCCAGAAATATATCGTGCACGGTGTATATGTATCAGGAGGCAGATCAGACTTTTTACTTGATGCAGAGCTATATAACGACCAATATATACGGCTGTGTAATCCGATGGATGAATACCTTGTGCCAATACTTTCAAAGAAGGATTTTGAAAGTATTGCGGATGAAATAGTTGATAAGTATTATCCGTATAAGGCGAATTATCCATGTCGTGTAAATACTACAGCTATTGCCAAAGCTATGGGACTGGATATCAGATATGCCCGTTTATCTAAGAATGGCAGCGTAAGATCAAAGCTTATTCTTGAAAAAGGAGATACAATGGTGTATAATGAGCAGGGAAGAGCTAAAAAGCTCCATGTAACAGGACCAACTATCTTTATAGATAACATCGTTGATAATGACGAGGCGCAGAACGCTATTATTCATGAGTGCGTTCATTTTTATCTTCATAACCTGTTCTATGAGCTTCAGAGCTATTACAGGAAAATGGTCGGACGAAAGATGCCTGAGTTCAACGATTACTTCTATTCTAAGTCTCAGAAAAGCTGTCTTAAATGGATGGAGACACAGGCGACAGCGATTCCTCGCTTTATACAGATGCCAGAGGAACAGACAACTGATGTCATAGTTTCGTATCTAGACAGGCATCCGGGAGAACCGGACTGGAATGATTATAGGGGCCTTATAAATCTTGTAAAAGGAAAATTCGGAGTAACCAGAAATACTGCAAAGAAAAGAATAGCAGAGCTTGGCTGGCTGGAAGTCCGAGGCGTATACGTGTATAATATATCAGGCTATGTTGAGGATTATGATGTAGAATATGATTTCCCTGATGACTACACCTATACTTTATCACTGCGCCAGATAGCGGATGTATATGCTTCATGCGAAATCTTTGCAAAGCTGTTACGTACAAAGAAATTCATATATGTAGACGGACATGTTGTTATCAACAGCGATAAATACGTTCATAAAGAAAATGCTACGGGCGTAGGCCTTACAGAATATGCAAGGCATCATATGGCAGAGTGCTGCCTGGATTTTAAGAGAGTCTATGCTGAGTTCGACTACAGCTATACATACGGTGAACTGCATAAGGAAGCCCTGACACCGATAAATGATGAAAACCGTGTGCTTACGGACGAGCAGAGAAAGAAGATACGACTCGCGCTATATGAGCTTTCAGACGATAGTATGAAGCTTGAAGAGCATCCTGTTCAGGATGAAATGGCTCGTGCAGTCATATTCCATATGCAGCGGTGTGGTGTTACTGTGGACGAAGTTGCCGATCGAAGCGGCATGGGTGTTGATACAGTAATGAAACTTCGTAAAGGCAGAAAGGCAGCGGGCAAGTTCAAACTTGAGACAATACTTGCGTTCTGTGTAGCTCTCGAGCTCGAGGAAGCTTTCCGTGTTGATTTGATGCATAAGGCAAGAGTTGAGTTCGATATGGAGAATCCTGCTCATAGAATGTATCTGACAATACTGGATCTGTTGCCGGAAGCAAATGTTTTTCAGATAAATGACCTGCTGAGATCAGAAGGCTTTACTCCATGGACCAGAGAGAATGAGGAGCCAAAGAGAAAGGCGAGAAAGAAAAAAGAAGCAGTATAACATTACTGTTTTTTCGTTTGTATACGGAAAATTGTATTGTGAATGTAATGGAATAAAAGATAAAGATACCCTCGCCTAATGTGACAACATGTTAGGCGAGGGTATTATGTTCTTATGTGTGACTGTTAATTCGATGTTTCTCCTCAAAACGCAAACATTCGTTGAAATAATAAAAATGTATTAAGTGATATAATAATAGTGCAAGCAAAAGTACAAAAAACGTTGAAAAGCTTGAATTATCGAGGATGTCATCTATAGTTTTGAGGAAAAGCAGTTATCATTTAAGACAGTCATTGAGAAGATTTAAGTAACCGGAAGGTGCTTGCATTGCTTCAAAAGGAGTTTGGTGCTTCATATCATATCCATAACCATACCAAGGAATTACGTTGAATTTTGAATCCCAAGCTGAAGATTCACTTACTTTTATATAATCTTCAGTATATCCGCGGAATGCTATGCAGAAAGCTCCATTTCTATTTATATAACCATTATAATGGTACTGACTATAACCTATGTGATTTCTATCAAAATGCATCTGCATTTTTCTGCCATCTTTCATTTCTTTATAAGGGAGTGTCAAATCTGCGTATTTATCCATTAGTTTTCTAATCTGTGAATCAGCAATTGTTATAGTTGCAGTTCTAACATTTTCCTGAGATTTATATAGAGTTACAGTTACATCGACAGTATCACGAGCATTCGCAGCTGCACTTAATGTCTGAAGAGCCAAACCTGTTTTAACAACTCCATATGAATGATAATCTTCACCCTCTAATTCGAGACTTAAAAATTCAGTCCAATTAAAATTAGAGTCTCTCTTGGTTAATTTATGTTCAATAGTAAGACCATTTGGCCGAATATCATCAGTTGTTACAATCTTATATCTATAGCCTCCATAACAAATAGAACCAAGGGGATATGTGCTGTTTCCTGCTTCATACTTATTAGGAAGATTAGGCTGCTGACGGTCTACACGTTCTAGATACCAGTTATCATTATCTCTTGAATCACTTCTTTGCCAAAGTTGAACACCAGCACAATTATCCATAGAAGAATTTGTAACTTCGAGTACTTTTTCACCATAACTATTTGCTGAACCAATTTCAACACTGCCATCAATCATAGGTCTGAATCTGAAGTTCTGTTCTGTATAAGAATTTAAAGCATAGTAAATCTTCAGATCAGTACCATTTGAATTTGCATCTTTTGCACTCCACAGATCAAAACACATATTCTCACAGTTCATTGGATAAATTTTATAGAAGCCTGTGCTCTCATATTTAATTCTGAACTGCTGATTAGCACCACCATGTAATGAATGCTGTATTATTCTTGCGCCATTTTGAGTACCATTTGATTCAACATCCATGTATTTGTTGGATTTCTTATTGCGAATGTAATAAATACCATCATATATAACATACGGTACAGGGCCATAGCTTGCTTGAGAAGATGACGATGATGACGACGAAGATGAAGATGATGAAGATGATGAAGAAGTATGAGGTCTAAGTACAGCCTTCATTTTATTTCTGGAATTAGTTCCAAAATAACCATCTGCTGTTAAACCATAACTGCTCTGAAACTTCAGAAGTGCTGTTTTTGATGCCGGACCAAAATATCCGTCAACACTTAATTGGGAAGTATTAAGATGAATGCCATTGACATCTCCATTCATAACAAGGTCATTTATAGCACACTGAAACCACATTACGTCATCTCCGTACAGCTGTGAACCTCCGTTGTAATAAAGCTGACGAGTTGGCTCAGAATGATCCCAATATTGAAAACTGTTGTTCGCTGCAGAAGCAGATACAGGTAATACTGTTAAGATCATTAAAATACTTATGAAGACACTTATGAATGGTTTGGAAATATTCTTCATTTTTAACATACTCCTTATTTAATAAATTATTCAAAGACCAAATGAATAAAAAATATCATTAAAATATAATACCTCCCCCTTCCTTTTTTAATTGTTAATATTGGATATTTAATTTTCATTTAGTCGAAATATATTATAACATATATAGTCGGATACGTCAACAACTTGTGTAAAAATAGTTTTGTATTTAATACGGTTATCCTTTAAATGATTTTCCATATAACGATAGACGACACATCATAATTACAGAGATCTTTGGGTCTCTTTTTTTATGCCTAGTCGTTGGTCGGATGCAAACCGACCATGTTTAAGATGTAGAAATAGTTAGGTAATATTTTGTTAATAGTATGTTAATATAAATAGTGCATTATTACTCGTTTAACGATTAGATTTGCTTGTATTAGGACATAATTAACAAAAAATATGGTCGGTTTATTATCTATGTTAATGCTGTTTTGAAAATGATATGATATATACACAGTCAAACGACTGAGAAAAGAATAACTTGCCCTGAGTGTACATAGAGGGTGCAGGATATTTCATACAGCTGATATATATTTTCTATTGTCAGCTGTCACTGTGATAGCCTTTCTCTGTGTACGCTCTTTTTTTGCAGTGTTAGGCTTATCCTGTAATTACTCTTCGGACGAAAGGACATCGTTATTAATCACACTACAAATGGAGGAATTGAAATGAACAAAAAACAGAGAAAGTACATGGCAGACGCGCTCATCTTTATAAGTGCAGTCGCGGATGAAATGGCAAAGCAATGCCTTATCGAGCAGGAAAACTCTAAAATGCCGCCGATAAACATGACAAATATGAAGGAGGACTGCAAAGATGTCGACGCTGTATGAGATCGATTCTGCTATAAGCGGCTGTGTGGACGCTGATACTGGCGAAATAATCAACGAGGAAATGCTCAGTGCTCTGTTCATGGAGCGCAATGCCAAGCTCGAGAATGTGGCGCTGTGGGTGAAAAATCTTGAGTCGGATGCAGCTGCAATAAAAGCCGAGCGTGATGCACTTGACAAGCGCATGAAGATAGCCGAGAATAAGGCAGCTTCTCTAAGAAACTGGCTGTCAAATGCACTCTGTACCCAGTCGTTTGAAACTGCAAGGGTGCGTATCAGCTTCCGCAGATCGACTGCTACGGAGATAAATGCGGAACTTCTTCCAAAAAAGTGGAACGTGAAAAAGGTTACCTATACTCCTGATAAGGCTGCAATTAAAGCTGCTTTGCTTGCAGGAGAGGTAATAAAAGGCGCACAGCTTGTTGAGCGTCAAAATATACAGATTAAGTGAGGAGGGAAATATATGGCATTCAAAAAAGCTCAGCGAAAAGCCGCAAAAATGCGAGTGGCGCTGGCAGGTCCAAGCGGTGCAGGAAAAACACTGTCCGCATTATATCTTGCTTACGGCGTTACAGGTGACTGGAGTAAAATTGCTCTTATAGATACGGAACATGGAAGAGCTCAGTTTTACGCTGAAAGGAGTGATCTCGAAACAGGCTCATTTCTGTATGACGAGCTGGCTCCACCATATTCTCCTGACAGGTATATTGACAAGGTCAAGGAGGCTACTGCTGCAGTAGGACCTGACGGAGTAGTAATCGTGGATAGCTTCAGTCATGCCTGGGATAATGAGGGCGGCGTCCTGGATCTGAAGACAGAACTAGAGCAGACACAGAATAAAAACAGCTTTACAGTTTGGAATGAGGCAGGCAAAATACAGAACCACCTTGTGAATACGCTGCTGTCTGCAGACTGCCATATTATCGTAACTATGCGCTCAAAAATGGCATACGCTATGGAGCAGAATGAGCGTGGCAAAACAGTTCCTGTAAAAATAGGACTTGCCCCTGTACAGCGCGAAAATACGGAGTACGAGTTCGATATAGTTTTCAATATTGCCAGAAGCCATACAGCCTCAACCTCAAAGGATACAACGTTCCTCGATTCATGGACAGGTATAATAACTCCTGAACTTGGTAGGCAGCTCAAGGAATGGCTAAGTGGAGGTGTTGAACCTGACAGGTGCGCTGACTGCGGAGGTCTGATTGTATCAGCTCAGGGCAGATCTGCTGAACAGATAGCTGACGGTACAATGAAAAACTTTGGTAGAAAGCTATGCTGGAGCTGCATGGCTCAGGAAATAAAGAAACGCAAGGATGGAGAAAATGCTCAGGCCCTATCAGAATGATATTATAAACCGTGTTCGTAAAGCGTTTCTTACCGGTTATAAGGCACCATGCGTGGTTCTCCCATGCGGGGGCGGCAAATCAATAATAGTGGCAGAAATCGCAAAACGTACAACTGCGAAGAATAACAATGTTCTGTTTCTGGTCCATCGTCGTGAACTGGTGGAGCAGATACAGCGGACCTTTAGCAGATGGGGCGTGGATATGAGTAAAACGGAGGTCATGATGGTACAGACAGCATCACGAAGAGTTTCAAAGCTTATAAAGCCATCCCTGATCATAACAGACGAGAACCATCATTCCAAGGCAGCAACATACCGTCGTATTTACGACGCTTTTCCCGATGTGTGCAGGCTTGGAGTGACAGCAACACCTGTTCGGCTTGACGGTAGTGGTCTTGGTGATGTCAACGATATTCTTATCGAAGGTGTATCAGCTAAGTGGCTTATCGCAAACCATTATCTCTCTCCCTACGATTATTATGCGCCTACTATAGCAGATCTTACCGGAATAAGGATACTCCATGGCGAATACGAGACAAAATCAGCGGAAAAGGCACTTCTGAAAACAGCTGTTTTCGGAGATGCAATACGTCACTATATGCAGCTTGCAGGAGGCAGACAGGCTATCTGCTACTGTGTATCCGTGAACCACTCCAGAACTATGGCTGATGAATTCAGTGCCGCAGGTATTACCGCAGCTCATATCGACGGAGGTACACCCAAAGCAGAAAGAGATAGAATAATAGCAGCCTTTAGAAGCGGAGATATAAAGATACTCTGTAACGTAGACCTGATATCTGAGGGCTTCGACGTTCCTGACTGCAGCTGCGCTATACTGCTCCGACCGACGAAAAGTCTCACTTTGTACATTCAGCAGTCAATGCGGTGCATGAGGTATAAGCCGGGAAAAAGAGCTATAATTATTGATCATGTCGGTAATTATGCCCGCTTCGGAATGCCAGATGCAGACCGGAAATGGGATCTGAATGCAAAAAAGGCAAAGCGCGGGCAGTCTGAAGCTGTATCTGATGTAAAGGTCAAGCAGTGTCCGCAGTGCTATTATACATTTGAGCCTCCATCATTCGGGAGATCTGTTTGTCCCGCCTGCGGATACCAGTTCTCAAAACATGAGCGCAGGATAGAACAAAAAGATAATGCCGAACTTCAGAAAATATCAGGCTTTATACTTGAATATGAGGACGCAGCTCAGTGCAGGAATATGCAGGAGCTTTCAGTATATGCCAAACGACACGGATATAAGCAGGGATGGGTCTACTATCAGGCAAAGAATAGAGGATGGTTATGACAGAGGAACACAGAATACAGAATGAAATACGGCTTGCACTTGCGGATACCTGCGTGATGTTCAGAATTAACGTAGGCAAGGGCTATACTCCAGACGGCAGATACTTCGATACGGGAGTTCCCAAAGGTTTCTCAGATCTTTTCGGAGTACGCAAAGTCGATGGCAGAGCCGTGTTCATCGAGGTAAAAACTACACAAGGCAGACCAACGGACCAACAGAATAACTTCCTCGAGACCATGCGTAAAAACGGTGCAATCGCTGGCGTTTGCAGAAGTCCCGAGGAAGCAGTACAACTTGTAACAGGAGGACAATAATAATATGGGATTTTCAACGGATTATTCCGAGGTTAACAGCTTCGATCTCATTCCCAAAGGGGAGTATGAAGTTATCATAAAAACCATCGAGGAAAGAACTACTCAGAACGGCGCAACAGGATTGAATCTGACACTGGTAATTCGTAATGACGTTGAGCATAAGTATCAGAACCGTTTACTGTTCTATACTCTGTGGAAGCGCCGTGAGCCGTCACCGGCTGATATGCAGGTACAGGGATACAGCTTCAAACAGGTCATGTCTCTGGCAAAGGCGGCGGCACTACCAAGCGGTAAAAGTTACGAAAATGTGCAGGCGCTCTGTGATGAGCTGATTGGTCATGCAATGCGTGTGACCGTAGGGCATGACGAGTATAACGGACAGATGCGTGAAATAGTGAAATTCATGAATGAATCCAAATTTCCGGAGTGCAGGCACGTTTACAAGGATAAGCCCACCGTGACTGTAGATACCGTGGCGCAGAAACCTGCAGAGGCTTTTGCAGGAACACCTGTGGATATGGGGAATCTTAGCGACTTTGAAGAAATACTCAGTGACGGCGATGTACCATTCTAAATAATATATGCCCGTGGGACAGATAACACTGTCCCACATTACGGGCGAAAGGAGTAAAAAATGAACTACAGAAACAGCGAAGGCTATGCAAGCCCAACAGAATATGAAGCACTCAGCCGTATCCAGCGTGAGGAACGAGCTGATAAAATAAAGAGAAAATACCGTCCATTCGTGTATATCTGTTCTCCGTTTTCTTTGGGAGATAGGGAGGAGAATATACGTAATGCCAAGCAATACTGCAAATTTGCAGTGGAGAATCATGCTATACCCTTTGCTCCGCATCTGCTTTTTCCGCTTTTTCTTAATGACGACATACCAGCCGAGCGTGAGCTGGCACTGTTTATGAACCGTATTATCCTTGCTAAATGCGACGAGATATGGATATTCGGTAATATATTCTCAAAGGGAATGCAGCGTGAAATAAAGCTAGCAAGGCGTAAAAAACTAAATATACGATATTTCCCAGAAATTGAGTTTAATAACTACATGTAAGGAGAAACAATATGTACGAATACATACCAAACGAAATGAAATCAGTTCCTAACTGGGTATGCTGGAAGGCTGTTCCTAATGCAGCTTCCCATTCGGGTATCAAAAAAATCCCTGTAAATCCTAGAACAGGCGGACAGGCTATGTCAAACAATCCGCAGACCTGGTCCGACTATGATACTGCAGTACGTGAATCTGCTAAATACAACGGCATCGGCTTCATGTTTACGGACAGTGGTTTCTTTGGAGTAGATATTGATGACTGTCATGATGCCATTCAGGACTATACCTACGACGGAGCAGAAAACATAATATCCGAATTTATTAATGGCCTTCAGTCATATGCCGAGACTTCTCAGTCAGGTAACGGAATACATATTATCTGCAAAGGAAGTCTGCCTGAAGGCGGCAGACGAAAAGGAAAGATAGAGATGTATGATAAAGGCAGATTCTTTATTATGACAGGCGATATCTGTTCTGAATTCGCTGAAATAACTGACTGTACTGAAAGAATAAAGCCGCTCCATAGCAAATATATAGGCGGCAGCAAGCCTAGTACTATGCCTGATCAGCTTCCGTTGACTCCAACAAACCTGACTGAGCAGGAGATAATAAGCAAAGCTATGACCTCACAAGGAAGTGAACGCTTTGCAGCCCTGTACAGTGGTGATATATCCGGCTTCCCATCGCAGTCTGAAGCAGACATGGCATTCTGCGGCATGCTTGCATTCTGGTGCGGTGGAGATACAAAGCTTATGGACAGCATATACCGGAAATCCGGTCTCATGCGTGATAAATGGGATAGGAAGCAGAGTGGCAGTACATACGGAATGATCACCCTTACGAGAGCAGCTGCCAGCTGTAAAAGCTTCTATAATCCGCAGCACAGATCTGACTATAATATATCCATAGGCGATTCACCGGCTCAGAAGTCTCAGCCGCTGCCAAAAATGTATTCTCTTGATGATACAGGAAACGCTCAACGTATGCAGGAACTCAGCGGTAATATACTCCGCTACTGCTATGTTGATAAACGCTGGCTATATTATGAAAACGGAAAATGGCAGTATGATGTCCGTGGTATGGTGTATGTGTACGCTGACCTTGTACTTGATCAGATGAAACGTGAGCTGCAGACGTGGGCTTCCCATGAAAACGGAAAGTTCCTGCAGGATTATCAGAAGCATATGAAGCGTACCCGTTCAAATGCTGCTAAAAGAGCTATGATAAAGGAATTTGAGCATATCGTCGCTATTAGTCCTGCAGAGCTTGACACCCATAAGACCCTTGTAAATTCCCAGAGCGGTGTACTTAATCTGGATGACTGTTCTATCGCGCCACATAATAACAAATTCTATATGACTCGTATGCTGGGAACCTCAATGCCTCTGCATCCGAAACGTCCTGTTTTATGGCTGCGCTTCCTTGATGATATATTCAGCGGTGACAAGGAGCTTATCCGCTATGTGCAGAAAGCTCTTGGCTATTCATTAAGCGGGCTTACCTCAGAGCAGTGTGTATTCTTTCTTTATGGAACAGGCAGAAACGGAAAATCCACCTTCCTTGAAGTTGTCAGAGCTATCCTGGGAGAATATGCGACAAATATACAGCCTGAAAGTATTATGATGAAATCAACAACAACTAACGCAAATTCGGATATAGCCAGGTTAAAAGGCGCTCGCCTTGTAACTTCAGTTGAGCCAAATGAGGGTATGAGACTTAATGAAGGTCTCCTCAAGCAGCTTACAGGTGACGACGTTGTAACTGCGCGAAAGCTGTACGGCGACGAGTTTGAGTACCGTCCCGAGTTCAAGCTGTGGATGGCTACGAACCATAAGCCAACTATCCGTGGAACTGACATCGGTATATGGCGCAGAATACATATTATTCCATTTACGGTTACTATACCTGAAGAAAAGGTTGATAAGAACCTTGGTGAAAAGCTTACCGAGGAACTGCCTGATATTCTCGCATGGATGCTGGAGGGCTATCGCCTGTGGCGGCACGAAGGTCTGAACAAGCCGAAGGTAGTTCTTGATGCCGTTAAGGAGTACCGCAATGAAATGGACGTTATCTCGGCGTTTCTGGACTCCGATTACGTTGCAGAGGGCGGCGAGGTCAAGGCTTCGGCGCTGTATGCGGTCTACTGTCAGTGGGCAGCCGAGTGCAATGAGTATAAGATGTCGAGCCGAAAGTTTGGTGTTGAGCTAGTAAAACGGTACAATAAAGTCCATAGAAAAAATGGCTGGACTTATATCGGCATTTCACTCTCTGGATTATCTATAGGGTGACGGAAGTGACCCATAATCATCATTTTCTTACTTCTCTTTAAGAAAACCAAATATATTAGACTTATATGGAATTTCATAATTATAGGTCACTTAGGTCACCAGGAGGTATTATGAAAACACAAATAAACTTCAATGACAGCGATACCAGAAAACGCCTTGAACGTCAAGCTTACGACGGTACTATCGACGTTGCGGACTTCCCTCCTGCGGAGTATATGTACTTCTCGGAGCTTCGCAAGATATACTATGATTTCAAGTTCAATGAGCTTTCAAAAGAGGACGCAGAAAACCGCAAAAGAAAGCTTCTCAGGCGCTATAATGAAGCCGTTGCAGAGTACGAGAACTTCCGCAGAGTTTACAGGGAATATCAGGACAATCTCCGCAGAGCAGGCACTCTCATTGCGCAGATAAACAAGTCCGAGAGCACCGAGAAAATCGCAGAGCTCGCCTGCACAGTCATCGGTCTTATGCTGGGCGACGACTCCTTTGCACCGCGAATAAAAACGAAACTGGAGGCACTTCCATGACACCCCGAGAATACATGAACCGAGCAAATATACTGCTCCGCCGCATTAAACGCAAACGCCGTGAAGCCGAAGAAATACGCATTGCAGAGGCTTCTCCCTCGTCGCCTGTCCTCAGCGATATGCCGAAAACTGCAAGCCATGATAAAGACGGAATGTCCCGAAGAATATGCCGTGCCATTGACCTCGACCATGAAGCAGACCTTGCCTTTGATGAGCTGGAGGAGCTGAAACGCTCCTTCCTCAGCTCCCTTGAAGCTCTCGACAATCCCGATGAGCGCGACCTGCTCTACAAGCGCTATATTGAGTTCAAGTGCTGGCGGAAAGTTGCTGACGAAATAGGCTACAGCGAATCTCATACAAAGCGGCTCCACGCAATTGCGGTCAGAAAGATGATACTCCATGATACGCCATAATACTTGATGATACGCCTGCTTTGTGATATACTTTAAAATACAGGAACTATGATATTGACTTTCGTATCTGGGATATGATATAATTTACTTGATATTCAAATCGGAATTCATAGGAGTTTAGATTATGAAAAGAAGGAAAAGAGAACTCTTACCCAAAACTGAACCGCTAAAGCATGATCCTATTGAAGATACAGAATACTTTAAATCTATTATTGAAGAAGTTGACAAAGAAGCTGAATCTTTAGTTGATCCTGAAATAAGGTTCGGAAGATTTTCATTCATTGAAAGAGAGAAAAAAAGAATATTAAAGGAAAAATATAATATAGATTGGAAAACAACAGAAGAAATGAATCCTAATTGGGATTTCATATAGTGGTTGCAGTGTCACGCTGCAAATTCTTATCAGTAACTGAATAAAAATATAAGCAGTCTTCGTGACTGCTTTTTTTAATTCCTATGGAGGTTAGAACATGCCTCGAAAAGCTATGAAGCCCTGCCGACACTCCGGCTGCCCGAGACTTACTGAGGGGATCTACTGCGCAGAACATCTCCCCCTTCACCCTGACAGACCCTCTGCTTCAAAGCGAGGCTACGGCAGTAAATGGCAGCGATTAAGCAGGTCTTATCTCCGCAAGCACCCGCTCTGCGTCAAGTGCCTTGCAGAAGGTCGTTTCGTAACCGCTACCGTCGTCGACCATGTCATTCCCCACCGCGGCGACCACTCACTTATGTGGAGCGAATCCAACTGGCAGGCATTATGTAAGTCATGTCACGACAAGAAAACCGGAACTGAGGACAGCAGACCGGAATACACATACTAAGCCCCGGGGGGTATCAAAATCTCTGCGAACTGCTCTCAGGAAGACCGGCGCCCCCTCTCACGCACAAAAACAGCATTTTCAAAGGGGGAATAACCCCGGCTCAGACAATAATCAAACCATGCCTGCAAATGGCTGAATACTGCAAATTTCTCCCGACAACACGTCGGGATTTTTTATGCTCTGCGGAGCTTTTTTCAAACGTTATTTGATTTCTTTGATTTTTTTCAAAGGAGGTGAACTCATGGCAAAAGACGGTACAAAGCGCGGCGGAGCTAGACCTGGTGCAGGGCGCAAGCCTAAGGCTCTGAAGGAGAAATTAGACGCCGGCAATCCCGGCGGTCGCAAGCTTACTGTCCTGGATATTCCCGAAACACTGGGAGCTGATATGGAAGGGGTCGATATGCCGCCTCCGGGAGAATACCTTTCCGCAGTTCAGCGCGACGGCGAGAAGCTCTGCGCCGCTGAAATATACAACCATACCGCCGCATGGCTTAAGAAGCTGGGCTGCGAAAAAATGGTAAATCCACAGCTTATCGAGCAATACGCCATGAGCGTTGCCCGATGGATACAGTGCGAGGAGGCTATCAGCAGGTATGGATTTCTCGGCAAGCATCCGACCTCAAATGCGCCTATTCAAAGTCCATATGTCGCCATGTCACAGAATTACATGAAGCAGACCAACAATGCATGGTACCAGATTTTTCAGGTTGTCAAGGAGAACTGCTCAGTCGATGCAACAGGTGCAAATCCTATGGACGACGCTATGGAGCGGCTTCTCCGCGCAGGTCGCAAATAGAAAGGAGTTCCTATGAAGAAAGCTTCAAATCCCAGACAGATTTACAAGCCCCAGCAGAATTACCGCAACATCACTGACACCCGTAAATGCCTGAAAAGAGTAATGAAACGGAGGAATACCCGATGAAAACAACCACTGAATTCCAGCTTGTCGCTACCGAGAAGCTCATACCCTACGTCAACAATGCCCGAACGCACTCCCCTGAGCAGATTACCAAGCTCCGCTCATCTCTGCGGGAGTTCGGCTTCATAAATCCAGTCATCATCGACAAGGATTACAACGTAATTGCAGGTCATGGACGTATCGCCGCCGCTAAAGATGAGGGCATTGCGGAGGTCCCCTGCGTCCTTGTGGACTACCTTACCGAGGCACAGAAAAAAGCCTACATACTGGCCGATAATCGCATGGCACTTGATGCAGGCTGGGACGAAGAAATGCTCCGTATTGAGATTGAGTCCCTGCAGGCTGAGGCTTTCGACATAGGTCTCACCGGCTTTGACGACAAGGAGCTCGCCGACCTGTTCCGCACTGACGGAAGTGAAGCCCATGAGGACGATTTTGACCTTGAGGCTGAGCTTGAAAAGCCCTGCTGCTCCAAGCCCGGCGACATCTGGCATATTGGCAGGCACACTGTTATCTGCGGAGACTCCACTCTCCCGGAGACATACACAGCTCTTCTCGGCGACACTAAGGTAAACCTGGTCTGCACGGATCCGCCCTACCTGGTAAACCTTGAAAGTAGCTCCGGCAGGATAAAAAATGACGACCTCGATGACGAGGCCGGCTATAAGTTCCTGAAATCCGCCTTTGAGCGACTTCACGACGCTATGGCAAAGGACGCAAGTATTTACGTTTTCTATGCAACTTCAAAAGCTCGGGTATTCCATGACGCATACGAGGACGCAGGCTTCAAGGTTGGCGCAGGACTGGTCTGGAAAAAGGACCGACTTGTTCTCACACGCACCGACTGGAAATACATACACGAGCCGATAATCTGGGGCTGGCGCAAGGACGGAAAGCATATATGGTACGGGGACCAGAAACAGCGCACTGTCTTTGAATTCGACCGCATAAAGAACAGCAAAGACGACGGCTGCGGACACCCAAGCTCCAAACCTGTACCGCTTATTGCCTATCTTATCTCCCAGTGCACCCAGTCAAACGGACTGGTGCTGGACTGCTTCCTCGGCTCTGCTTCAACGCTCATCGCCTGCGAGCAGCTTGACCGTATCTGCTACGGCGTAGAGCTGGAGCCTAAGTTCGTTGATGTCGCTGTGAAAAGGTACATAAAGCTCCACGAAGGCAGGTCTGATGATGTGTATCTTATTCGTGACGGTGAGCAGATTACATATGCAGAGATGATGAAGAATACCGAGGAAGTATAATATGATCATTCTTTCAGTTTTACATATATCGGAATAATATCTAATTTAAAATTTGGAGCTATTTTTGAAAAAGACTCTATTTTTGATTCAATTTTATTGCAAAGAGTTTCATTTATTTCAGGATACCTTGAAGGATTCTCAGATATTGTTATTTCATAATTAAAGAAATGAAACATATCCACTTTAGCTATTATTCTATCATTTTTCGATTCTATGTTTATAGTAATATTATGGTCAGGTAAATTCATCCATTGTTCCCATTCCTGATCATCCATTTTTTTATACAGAGGTTCACAAGTAGCATTAGTTGGTAAAATGTTATCGCCTTTTTTATCAAAGTTTTTCAAAAATAATCTTATTGGTTCTGCTAAATCATCATCTAAATACTTCAAATCTGTTATTACACAAATATACTCATATGCCATTTTCAATGCCAAAGGATAACAGCATTTTATCAAATAAGTAAGTTCCTCTTTACCATATGAGAGGAACAAAATCCTAGGTTTTTTTTCTAAAAATTGTTTTTTTTCAACAAAACAAGCCCCCTCACCGCTATTATCCGAATGAGAATCTTTCTTTATATACAAAGCAGATACGGACACATGCTTGTATTTTTCAGACAGTTTGTCAATTGTTTTTTCAAAAAATTTTCTGAAGTTTTTTTCGTCACTTACTATAAGCTTTCCTTCGGCATAGTCATATACTCCCGGAATTGCGGTACATTTTTTGAAATATCCTTTTTTATCCATTTCCATAAGTACTTTAACATTCGTAACAATTCCTGGATTATCTTTGAACTCTAAAGGGTAAAAAGTTTCTGTTTTAGATTCTTTATATGGATTCGGAATTCCTTTCCTACCAGCTATATTTAACAAATATCTGATTCCAACTAATGTATCAGAAGCAAATACATCAACAGAGTCGCCAAAATTACTATTGCAATCTTCACATACACATTTAAATTTTTTTTTACCGCCCAGTGACTTTAAGATAATATGTTCATCATTAAAAAAAGAATCATCTTTCATCTTCTTACAAAGAATACATATACGCACGATAAAACCTCCTGTTTTTTCTGTTCATTTAAAATTATAAAATATAACAACCTATTTGTCAATATATAACTTGTAATATGCACAAATCAACGCCTCATGTTATTCACATATTCTCCGTATTACAGTATTGCTATCTGTGCAGTTCAGAGTTAATATGTGAATACGATAAAACACCGCATCAGCGGTACACAGGAGGTCACTATGGAGATAAAATGCAACATTGAAAAGGACCAGCGAAAAGCACTGGCACAAAAAATCGGCGAGCTTGCAGACTTTGACATTCACTACTGCGGAGTTCCCACCTGTGCTTACGAAATCGGCTTCTTTACGCTGGACAAAGACGCAGTTCTTTCCTTCCCCGACAGAGAGAACACAGAAATCATAGAGAGGGTGCTGGAGGGGCTTCACGAAGCTGGCTACAACAGCGCTCCCGACGCACTTACAGTATCCATGCCCAAGAATATGCTCAATGACGAAGCCTTATTTAATCTGCGCCGAATCATAGCCAACAAGGAACAGCTCTTCAAGAAGGCATTTGACGCAGTTTCTCTTGAAATCACAGAGAGTGTGGAAACCATTGATTTCCCATGGTTCACGGTTACGGGCGCAGAGGATACCGACGCATACACACGCTTTATTACAATGCTCTGCGAGTTTGCCAAAAACCAGAAACGTGTCAACAACAAGCCCGACACCAGTGATAACGAGAAGTATTCCCTGCGATGTTTCCTGCTGAGGATAGGCATGATAGGCGATGAATACAAGTCCGCACGCCGAGTTCTGCTACACAGGTTGACCGGAAGTTCGGCATTCCGCCATGGAGGTGCAAACAATGAGACTTCCAAGTAAAACCGAGATAGAGCGCCTGCGGAAGATGTATCCACCTGGCACTCGCATACGCCTTATATTCATGTCTGCGGAGCCGTATCCACTTCCGCCGGGCAGTATCGGCGAAGTTGAACTTGTCGATGACGCCGGCAACATAAACATGAAATGGGAATGCGGCAGAGGGCTCTCACTTATCGCCGGCGTTGACAGCTTTGAAGTAATACCGGCAGCTCCGAAATAAGAGAGCACCTATTCCATTGTATCCCATATTACCATAGGATTGCAAGTATATCAAGTGTGTAAATACACCAATCATCAAAGTCGTGTATTTGCCTATATTCTGTAGTTTTAGCGGCTTGATATATCCTCCGTTCAGAGTTAATATGTACATGCCGAAAGGGAAAACACCCACACTGGAGGATACAAAAATGACTGAGAAAACAGCAAGGCAGATAGCAAAAATGAAGGAGCAGACAATAGGATGCGAAGTTGAGATGAACAACATCACAAGGAACAGAGCAGCAAAGCTTGCCGCAGACTTCTTCGGAACAGGCAGATACGAAAACACCGCAGGTCGCAACGGCTACTGCACATGGAGCGCATGGGACACACAGGGCAGAGAATGGAAGTTCCAGAAAGACGTCAGCATTTCCGGACCTGACGATGAAAAATGCGAACTGGTAACGCCAATACTTACCTACGCAGACATCGAGCTTTTGCAGGAGCTCATACGCCGCCTGAGAAAAGCCGGAGCAATCAGCCACGCAGGAGTTGGCGCAGGAGTACACATTCACATCGGCGCAAACGGTCACACACCGCAGACGCTTCGCAACCTTGCAAACATCATGGCGAGCCACGAGGAGCTTATCGCGGAAGCCTTGAAGCTCAACGCAAACCGCATGGCAAGATACTGCCGCACAATTAATCCAGAATTCGTCAGACTTATAAACGCCAAGAAGCCCCGAACAATGGCTCAGCTTGCAGACATCTGGTACACAGCAAACCACGCAACATACGGCAGAAACGAGCACTACAACGACAGCCGCTACCACATGACAAACTATCATGCGGTTTTCACCAAGGGCACCATTGAGTTCCGACTTTTTGAATTTGAGAAGCCTGCAAACGGCAGAAGAAACGGACTTCACGCAGGTCGCCTCAAGAGCTACATTCAGCTTTGCCTTGCACTCAGTCAAATGGCAAAGGATCTGAGAACTGCAAGTCCCAAGCCTCAGCAGCACGAGAACCCAACCTTCGCAATGAGAACCTGGCTTATGAGAATGGGCTTCATCGGGGACGAATTTGCGACCGCAAGAGATGTTCTCACAAAGAACCTTACCGGCGACAACGCATTCCGCTTCGGCAGACCTTGAAAAAGGTCTGCTGCCCACACAGGAGTCTCCACAACGCCCTGTAAGGCCGCCAAGACATATCACTCGCAAACTTTACCGTCTTCAAACAGAGCAGCCTTAAAAGCCATTCTGAGCAATCCTGAGCGAAGCCATATATTACACAAGAAGCTGTGCAAAACTGCAACGGATATTCTGTACATTCAGACACTTGATATATCCCCTGTAAAGAGTTAATATTTGACTACCGGAACGGAAAAGCCTAACACCGCCGCCATTGTGCGGCTTAAGGTGGTGAAGGCAGTCGCCTTCGGAAAGGAATGAATGCAATGAATAAATATTACCTTGCCTATGGCTCAAACCTCAATGTCCGCCAGATGCGGTACCGTTGTCCGGAAGCACGCATTGTCGGTATAAGCGTCATCAAAAACTACGAGCTTCTCTACAAGGGAAGCAAGACCGGCGCTTACCTTACCATTGAAAAGAAAAAAGGAAGCCTTGTTCCCATTGCGGTATGGGAAGTTTCCGACGCTGACGAATCAAGGCTTGACATCTACGAAGGCTTCCCCGACTTCTACTACAAGAAGAATGTTCGTCTGCCGGTAAAGCTCATTAGGAACAGCAAGACCAAAGAGCTTGACGCATTTGTCTACATCATGCATGAGGAGCGCAAGCTGGGAGTTCCCACAACTTCATATATCCGAACCTGCGAGGAAGGCTACCGTAACTTCGGCTTTGATAATAAGTTCCTTGATGAAGCATATGAGATCAGCGCAAAGGAGGTACAGAAATGAAAGAGCAGAACAGAGAACCAAGCATATGCCCCATATGCGGGCAGAGCTTCAGAGCACATCCGGCGCTTTCAAGGATAGATAACGCTACTCTTATATGTCCGGACTGCGGAACAAGGGAAGCACTTGAAAGCATAGGTGTAGGACGCGAGGAACAGGACAAGATACTGGGAATTATCCATACAAAATACGACGCATGATAAAGTTTTCTGGTGCCGCTGTGGGACAGAGATAATAATCTGCTGACCCACAGTTGGCTTTTTACTTGTCGAGACCTGATGTGTCAGGCGGCTTTTCAGGATTATAATCGCAAATTATCTCTTTTTCCATTACAGAATCGCCGCCATCATCGTCGCCATTTTTGCGCTTGTTCAGATTAATACAATTGTAATTGCGCATTTCCAGATAGATAAAATTCTCATAGATGTCCATGTCATTTCCCCCCTTTCTTGGCGCTATTATATCACCGTGATTGCAGTTTGGCAATAGTTTTGAGAAAAGTTCAGAGGATTATATAATAAATGTTTTAACTTAAATAATAATATAGATATTATTATATATTATATTATTATTTAAGAGAATTTTTCTATTTGTGCAATTTGCATATACAAAAAGGAATTATTACACAACTGCCCCCTTTGTATTCGAGGCATTATTCTGTAGTTTTAGCGGCTTGATATATCACCAGTTCAGAGGTAATATGTGTGTACCGCAAGAACAGCGGAATAAAGCCACAAAGGAGCAATTCACATGAAAATCTTAATATGCGAACCCGGCAAGCATCCATACGAAAAGGACATTGAACACACCCTTGAGAACCTACAGAAAATTGTCGGCGGATATATCCAGGCAATTTACCCTTACGATGAACAGGTCGCAGTTATTTGCAACGAAGACGGAATTTTCCTCGACCTTGAATGGAACAGAGTAGTTGAGAAATACGGTCCCATAAAAGGAACCTTCTTCATATGCGGTCTGGACTTTGACGACTTCTGCGACCTTACCGATGAGCAGATAAAACGCTATAAAAAACGTTTCTGGAATCCTGAGATGCTTATCCCGACACCTGACGGAATGATACAGGTTGTAATTTCCGAATAAGAAAGCAGGTGCAGTATTATGTGGAAGGAAGGCACGATTGGAATTCCGAAAAAGGAAGGCGGCTACACAGTAGTTCACTACTGCGCAAAGGTCTACAAAAAGAAAAGCAGGTACGGAATTGACGGTGGAAGGATCAGTAAGGCAACGCTGAAAATCAATGGCAAGGTTGTTTATAACTTCGACCGAGGGCTTGATGTCTCGCCGCAGACCGAGGCAGCTGAAAAGGCACTGGCGATCCTGATGTACGAATACAACTAAAAACACGAAGGCGGCTACCGGAGGGCAGCCGCCTTTCAATCTCATTCATTATCCTTTTCGCTCCACCTGAATGCTCTTTTATGATTCACATTCAGAATAGCATAGGATATGAGGTGTAGGCCTTTGAGATGCTCAAATACTTCATAAAACCGTTTTTCAAATGATTCATAATCATCAAAAGCCAGATCATCTAACTGGATGTTTAATATCGGATAGATCATACCACGATTATCGCACCATTCAGGCTTGTTATCATACCAGTCGGCATAAAGGTGCCCTTTCCACTTTTCACCATAGGAAGAAATGAGCAATCTCTTGTTGACATCTGGCTCTGATTCTCCATCTAAACATGGTGTGAATCTTATCAACTGTGATCTATTTTCCGGATTCTCTATGAATACTCTCCCGCATGACGGGCATTGATATAAATTCAACTGAAACAGATCATCAATACGCTCATAAATTGCATGACTATTTTCATGTGGCTTTTCAAGTTCTTCTATGCAGTCCCAGAACTCATTCCAATCCTGATCTGCAATGATTCTTCCTTTATAAGAAAGACAATCTGTGCTATCATGAAACCGATATCCACATTTACATAGAAAGTGCATGGAAACACCCCCGTGTTCTTTTTTATTATCATAACCGAAAAAACGCAAAATGTCAAGGAGGTGAGGCGCTTGCGAAAGCTGAAAGATTATACACCGACGCAGTTCATGGCGGAGGATTCCCATTACGACAAAGCCGCCGCTGACTATGCGGTGCGGTTCATTGAGTGCCTTGCCCATACCAAAGGCACATGGGCGGGAAAGCCGTTCGAGCTGATCGACTGGCAGGAGCGCATCATCCGTGACCTGTTCGGTGTTATCAAGCACAACGGCTACCGGCAGTTCAACACGGCATACATCGAAATTCCGAAGAAAAACGGAAAGTCTGAGCTTGCCGCTGCGGTCGCCCTGCTTTTGACCTGCGGCGACGGTGAGGAACGTGCCGAGGTCTACGGCTGCGCTGCCGACCGACAGCAGGCTGCGATCGTGTTCGATGTCGCCGCCGACATGGTGCGGATGTGTCCCGCCCTGAACAAGCGAGTGAAGATCCTGACCTCGCAGAAGCGCATCGTGTATGTGCCGACCAACTCCTTCTATCAGGTGCTTTCCGCTGAGGCGTACAGCAAGCACGGCTTCAACATCCACGGAGTCGTATTCGATGAACTGCATACCCAGCCTAACCGGAAGCTCTTTGACGTTATGACAAAAGGCTCCGGCGATGCCCGAATGCAGCCGCTGTATTTCTTAATCACCACAGCAGGCACGGACACGAACAGCATCTGCTACGAGCAGCACCAGAAGGCGCAGGATATTCTCGAAGGGCGCAAGATCGACAAGACCTTCTATCCGGTCATCTACGGCGCACCGGACGATGCCGATTGGACTTCTCCGGAGGTCTGGAAGAATTCAAACCCTTCCCTCGGTGAAACGATCGGCATGGACAAGGTGGAAGCCGCCTGCGAATCCGCCAAGCAGAACCCCGGCGAAGAAAACGCCTTCCGGCAGCTTCGTCTGAATCAATGGGTTAAGCAGACCGTCCGATGGATGCCGATGCACAAGTGGGACGCCTGCAAGGTCGATTTCGACGAATCGCTGCTGGAAGGGCGTGTATGTTATGGCGGTCTCGACCTCTCGTCCACGACGGATATCACTGCTTTCGTGCTGGTGTTTCCGCCGACCGATGAGGACGACCATTATTATATTCTGCCGTACTTCTGGCTGCCGGAGGAATCGCTTGACCTGCGTGTAAGGCGTGACCATGTGCCATATGATCTCTGGCAGAGGCAGGGCTTCCTGATGACTACCGAAGGCAACGTTGTCCATTACGGCTTCATTGAGAACTTCATCGACGAACTGGGTACACGGTTCAATATCCGGGAGATCGCATTTGACCGCTGGGGTGCTGTGCAGATGTCGCAGAACCTTGAAGAGCTGGGCTTCACACTGGTACAGTTCGGTCAGGGCTACCGTGATATGTCGCCGCCGACCAAAGAGCTGATGAAGCTGACGCTGGAGCAGAAGATTGCCCACAACGGGCATCCGGTTCTCCGCTGGAATATGGACAACATTTTCATCAAGTGTGATCCCGCAGGGAACATCAAGCCGGATAAGGAAAAATCCACGGAAAAGATTGACGGAACGGTCGCCACGATTATGGCGCTCGACCGTGCGATCCGCTGTGGAAACGACACTGGCGACAGCATTTATGACGAGAGGGATTTGTTAGTGTTGTAGTTGCTGAGGTAAATCTGAAGTTATTGAAACCTGTTATCGGTCACGGTTAAGCTTACATATTCATTATCCAGCTTATAATTTGATTTTGTATTTTTGAGAATGTTGTCTGACTCAATAGTTTTTTTCTCTTCATTATAGATCATAAGCCAATAGATAAAGTTAATTAAAAGCGCAACATAAACAACACCGATAACGGGGTGTGATGATCAATTAAAGTTTCGGGAGATTGTTTAATTCATATGAAGGAATACATAACACATACTCCGCATTTACAGTGCGAATAACAGAATATGAATACGGTATCAAGTAGTGATCCAGTATAAAACTACCTATAACGGGTATCAGAGAAAAGAGGCTGCTTTTCTTCTTAACTCCGATTTTTGAATATGATGACGGAGATCCACTGCGTATCCAATGACGAGTTTTAGCCTTGTTATCCGACTCTGTCCATGGGCTCATAAGTGAGTATGGTATCCTTACTGTTCCGGTAACATCAACAAAATATAATGCCTCATTGTCAGTGTAAGTGAGGTACATACCATTCGTAAACGGATGATCCTTTTTCCGGTAGAAATCATCCTGTAATGGCTTTGGAAATAACAGTTCTATTTCGTCACTGTCATCGGGAATATTCATTTCGGATACAGCCTTTGTACACATTTCTTCTGAGCGTCGCTTTACAGACGGCCTGCTGATCCATATCGCGCATATTGCCCAGACAAGTGGAAATCCGAATATTGTAAGCAATCCGAATAAAAAGATTAAGCCTGAATTCCAACCTGCAAGATCGCCGCCGATCCATAGAATTGCCATGAAAACGACAAAGGCAATAGCGATCCACTTTGTATTTTTTTCTATCTTTTCGATCTTTTGATTATGTCTTGTGATTTGTTCCAAAAGCTCTGGATTTGGGCGGCACACAATTAGTTCATCAGAGTCGAATACATTTTTCAACATAAAGAGGTTTCCTCCAGTAAAATCTAAGTATAAATCTACATTATAATTATACCAAAGCCCATAAAAAAAGTCAACCGAAAGGAGCTGATGCACATGGGCATTTTCAGCGGACTGTTTCGGTCGAGGGACAAGCCGAAGGACAGCTACGACAGCCCGTCCTACAGTTATTTCTTCGGACGGACACACGCAGGCAAGCGAGTCAACGACCGCACGGCTATGCAGATCATCGCAGTTTACGCCTGCGTGAGAGTTTTGTCGGAAGCAATCGCGCAGCTGCCCCTGCACGTTTATCAATATACCAATAGCGGAAAAGAGCGAGTGCCGAAGCACCCGCTGTATATTTTGCTGCACGACCAGCCAAATCCGGAAATGACATCGTTCGTATTCCGGGAAACGCTGATGGCACATCTGCTGATCTACGGCAACGCCTATGCCCAGATCATCCGGAACGGCAGAGGTGATGTTATCGGGCTGTATCCGCTGATACCGGATAAGGTGCGTGTTGACCGAGATGATCGTGGCAGGCTCATTTACCGCTATAGCCGATATGACGAACACAACCCAAATTTCAAGCAGCAGGGCGAGATCATTCTGCCGATGGAACAGGTGCTGCATATTCCCGGACTCGGCTTTGACGGTCTGGTCGGATACAGTCCCATTGCAATGGCGAAGAATGCTATCGGTCTTGCAGTTGCCTGTGATGAATACGGGGCATCATTCTTTGCAAACGGCGCAGCACCTTCGGCGGTGCTGGAGTATCCGGGTACTATCAAAAATCCGGAACGTATCAGGGAAGCCTGGCACAGAGCTTATGGAAATGGTAACGCTCATAAAGTTGCTGTTCTTGAGGAGGGCATGAAATACACACCTATCTCCATTCCGAATAATGATGCACAGTTCCTTGAAACCCGAAAATTTCAGATTGAGGAGATTGCGAGACTGTATCGCGTACCGCTGCATATGATAGGAGACCTTGACCATGCTACATTCAGCAACATTGAGCACTTGTCACTAGAATTCGTTAAGTATACACTGGACCCGTGGTTGGTCCGCTGGGAACAGGGAATGCAGAAAGCGCTTCTTTCCGATTCGGAGAAGGGGCGCTATTTTATTAAGTTCAACGTTGAGGGACTGCTGCGAGGCGACTATGCGAGCCGTATGCAGGGTTATGCTACTGCACGTCAGAACGGCTGGATGTCTGCAAATGATATCCGAGAGCTTGAGGACATGAATGCTATTCCCGCAGAACTGGGCGGAGATCTTTATCTCTGTAACGGCAGCTTCACAAAATTACAGGACGCAGGCGCAGCATACGCACAAAAGGAGGAAAATACTGATGAATAACAAATTCTGGAACTGGGTTAAAAATGAAGAAACCAACGAATCAGAGCTCATTTTCAACGGGCCTATCTCGGAGGATACATGGTTCGGAGATGAGATAACTCCCGCATTATTCAGAAACGAGCTTTCTAAGATAAACGGAGACTTTACCGTATGGATAAACTCTCCCGGCGGAGATGTTTTTGCAGCTTCGCAGATATACACCATGCTTCGCAATCATAAGGGTAAGGTAACCGTAAAAATAGACGGTATTGCGGCAAGCGCCGCTTCTGTGGTTGCTATGGCAGGAGATGAAACACTTATAGCTCCAACTGGTATGCTTATGATACATAATCCCGCTACTATAGCCGTCGGTAATAAATCCGATATGGAACAGGCTATACGACTTCTTGACGAGGTTAAGGAAAGCATTATAAACGCCTACGAAGAGAAGTCTCATCAGTCACGTGCCAGGATAGCCCATATGATGGACGAAGAGACATGGCTCAATGCAAAAAAGGCTCTCAGCATGGGACTTGTTGACGGCATCCTTTTTAAAGATGATGCTGCAGATGACTCTCCGGCTGAAGAAGATCCGGATGAAAATACACCTGATGAGGATGAAAGTGAAGAACCTGACGAGGACGGTGGTAAGTTCAAGCGACGTAAAACTGACGATATTGCTGCTATGTCATATTCAGCTGCTTCTGCTATGGACAAGCTTATGAAGAAGATCTCAGCATCATATACACCTGTTACAGGTACACCAATCGACCAGCTGGACAAGAGATTGTCTCTGTTGAAACACTAAGGAGGAATGTGTAATGACTATTCAGGAACTCAGAGAAAAAAGAGCAAAGGCATGGGATACAGCCCGTGATTTCCTTGATTCAAAGCGTAACGCAAGCGGACTTCTCTCAGAGGAGAACAGTAAAACATATGATACACTGGAACAGACAATAGTTGACCTCGGTAAGGAAATCGAGCGTATGGAAAGAGCCGAGCGTATCGGACAGGAGCTTTCAGCTGCTACTACAACACCAGTTGTTGGAACTCCCGGAGCTCATATCACTGATACTCCCAAGCACTCTACAGGCACTGAGGAATACAGCAAGGCATTCTGGAACAGTGTCCGTAACCGTAACTGGATCGACGTCCGCAACGACCTGCAGGTAGGTGAAGATACCGAGGGCGGCTATCTCGTACCGGATGAGTTTGAGAAAAAGCTCATTGAAGCCCTTGAGGAGGAAAACGTATTCCGTCCACTTGCCACAAGAATACAGACTTCAAGCGGTGATAGAAAGATACCGGTTGTAACATCAAAGGGTGAAGCGGTATGGATGGAGGAGGAAGAGGCATATACTCTCTCCGATGACTCCTTCGGTCAGCTCTCACTCTCTGCTTACAAGGTCGGCACGGCTATCAAGATCTCCGAGGAACTTCTCAACGACTCCGTTTTTGACCTACCCGCCTATATTGCAAAGGAATTCGCCCGTAGAATCGGTGCAAAGGAAGAGGAAGCATTTGTCGCTGGCGACGGTGTCGGCAAGCCTACGGGCATTTTCGCGGCTTCTGGAGGCGCTCAGGAAGGTGCAACCTCAAGCGGAGCTACAATCAGCTTTGATGACATGATAGAGCTGTTTTATTCTATCAAGAGTCCATACCGTAAGAAGGCTATCTGGCTTCTCAACGAGCAGACCGTCAAGGCTCTCCGTAAAATCAAGGACAACACCGGCAACTATATCTGGCAGCCCAGTGTTTCCAACGGTATTCCCGATACTATACTCAATCGCCCCTATGTAACTTCCGTTTACGCACCTACAATAGAAGCAGGCAGTAAGGCTATCGCATTCGGAGACTTCAGCTATTACTGGATAGCAGACCGTCAGGGACGCAGCATGAAACGACTTAACGAGCTTTTTGCCATGAACGGACAGATAGGCTTCCTTGCTTCACAGCGAGTTGACGGCAAGCTTATACTTCCTGAAGCTGTAAAGGTGCTGACTATGAAGGCATGATAACACTTGCTGAAACCAAGAATTATCTCCGTGTAGACCACTGCGAAGATGACAAGCTCATCATATCGCTTATAGATACGGCAAAGCGCCTTGTGAAAGATGTGGGCAGAATGGATGATGCTGCACTTGCGGTAAATGAGGGAACCTCACGGCAGGCTATGCTGTATACTGTATCATACCTCTACGAAAACCGCAATACTGCAGATTACCATAAGCTGACTCTTACACTGAGGGCGCTTTTATTTGCACAGAGGGAGGGCATTATATGATGGAAATAGGAATGCTTAATCAGAGGATATCCTTCCTCGAGCATCATACGAAAACTGACAGTATCGGCAATCACAAGGCTCAGTGGGAGGAGGCTTTCTCCTGCTGGGCAGCCGTTACTCCAAAGTCATCAACTGAAACGACAGAAGCCGGTGTCACAAAGGAAATCTACTCAATAGAATTCATAGTGCGGCAAACCGCTGATACTATGCGGATTAATCCGACAACGCACAGGCTTCAGTTCCGTGGGCTATCATATAACATTGACAGTATACTGCCGAATTACAAGTCTATGAACTATATGAAAATAACGGCAGGCACACGAAGGGCTGGTGAACAGGATGACTTCTATTGACGACATGGCAGATGTAATTATGAAAGGTCTGGCTGAATACGCAGATCTTGCTGATACGGAAATGAAAAAGGCTGTCAAAAAGACAGCTGAAAACGTTAAAAAGGAAATATCTGCAAATGCTCCGAAGCGCAGCGGCAAGTACCGCAAGAGCTGGACGACCAAGAAAACGAAGGAGAACAGTCATACACTCGAAATGACCGTTCACTCGAAAGACCGCTACCAGCTTGCGCACCTGCTTGAAAAAGGTCATGCAAAGCGCAACGGCGGACGTGTATCCGGCAAACCGCATATTGCCCCTGCGGAAGCGCACGGCGAGGAAATGCTCACGCAGCTAATCGAGGAGGCGCTGTCATGATTATGGCTTATACCTCATAATTGCATTTATCAGGAAAGCATTGTAATTTCTGAATTTGTCTGAGAAGTTTACACCAAAGGTGGACTGCCATAACATCATAGCCAATTGAGCACTTCAACCACGTATTAGAACAATTTTCTATGACAATATCACCCTTGTCATAAAGTTCGGCAAAAGAATCATTCGGAACGCCCCAACTATCAGAAAAAACTTTCTTTGAGATAATTATTTTTCCATCGCATATACGCTCGTCATTAAGATATTTTTTGTTATTATAGTTAAATGATGAATAGGCATATGTTACGTATTCATCATTCTCATATAGCTTTTTGCAAAATGCACCATGTCCAACACTCATTATAATCAGCTCCTTTTTTTCATTATATACGATTAAAGGAGAAAAATCAATTACTGAAAGGGAAAAAATGACCTATGAAGAAATCAATGAAATGATGCAGGAGATTGAGCTGCCATTCGCCTATCATCATTTTGCAGAGGGCGAGTATCCGAAACCGCCCTTTGTTATTTTTCTCTCACCCGGCGAGGACACCTTCGGCGCGGATAACCTGATGTATCACAGTTCCAAGCAACTTGATATTGAACTGTATACGGATGAAAAGTCGCCCGATACGGAAAGCCGTGTGGAGGAAGTGCTGACGCAGCACAATATCTATTACACGAAAACTGAAAGCTACATCGAGAGCGAGAAGCTCTACGAGGTGCTTTACGAAATGGAGGTATAACAATGGCACTGCAGAAGAATAAGGTAAAATTCGGTCTGAACAAGGTGCATTGGGCAAAGATCACAGCATGGAGCGATGATGGTGTTCCGACCTTCGCAACGCCTGTACGTCTGCCCGGTGCAGTTTCCCTGAGCATTGACGCGAACGGCGAAAACGAGAATTTCTACGCTGACAACAGCGTTTATTATGTCATCAACAACAACGCAGGCTACGACGGCGATCTGGAGGTCGCACTCATCACCACCGACTTTGCAACAGCGATTCTCGGCGAACAGCTTGATGCAAAGGGCGTTCTGGTGGAGCGCAACGATGCGGAAACATCGCAGTTCGCAATCATGTTCGAGTTCGACGGGGACAAGAACCACATCCGCCATGTGCTTTACTGCTGCTCGGCTTCCCGTCCTGCGACTGAGGGCGAGACTACCGAGGAGAGCAAGTCCGTCAAGACGGAAAAGCTCTCCCTCAAGGCATCGGCGCTGCCGAACGGTCTGGTGAAGTCCAAGACCTGCGAAAGCACTGACCAGACGACCTACGACAACTGGTACAATGCGGTTTATATGCCGACTGCTGCAACCAATAACAGCACCGGCACACGTTCCACAACAACTAAGTCCGGCGGCAGCACGGCTGAGTAAGGAGGTACAGAATGGCTATCAAAAAGACGATTACCGTTGACGGTATCGAAGTTCCGTTCAAGGCGAGTGCCGCCGTGCCTCGCCTTTACCGCATCAAGTTCCGCAGGGATATCTACAAGGATTTTGCTGCGCTTCAGATCTCTGTTCAGGAAGGCGACGAGGAAGGCTCTAACCTCGACATCGAGAGCCTTGAGGTATTCGAGAACATTGCATACATCATGGCGAAACACGCTGATCCGGAGAACGTCCCGGACAATCCCGATGACTGGCTGGAGAAGTTCAACACGTTCTCCATTTACGAGGTGCTGCCGCAGCTCATTGAACTGTGGGGGCTTAACGTGGAGACACAGGCAGAGTCTAAAAAAAACATCGCAAAACTGACCGCCCGATGACAACGCCGTTGTTTCTCTTGAGATGCAAACAGCTCGGCCTAACAATGACCGAGCTGGATATGCTTACGATAGGTTTAATCAACGATATGTTCACCGAGCGTGAAAATGATGATTATGAGGGTTGGCATGAGGTGGCTTCTCAAAGCGATATGGATGCGTTTTAATCCTTATTGGTATCAATCATATTTTGAATATTTCTACCGCCGTAAAAGATACGAATTACGGTAACAATGGTTTTATCATGATTGACAAGATAAAATATCTCATAATTACCGACAGAAAACCTTCGCATTCCCATTGAACTCCATGGTTCCCATTCCACAGAGGGATATCTATCAGGTGACACGTCTAGATCTTTGATTTCTTTACGAATTCTGTTTATTATATTCCTTGCTGTAGTACGTTCTTTCAAATGAAAAGCAATGTATGAGTAGATTCCTTTTAAATCAATTCTTGCAGCAGGTGAATATTCGATTGTATACTCTGTCATATACCGAATTCCTCTGCAAGCTCATTATCAATTTCTTCGGTGGAATAGGTTTTTCCGCTTTTTATGGATTCAATTCCCTTTGCAAGTTCAGCGTCAAGTTCGGCTTGTGTCATGCCTCCGATAGCTGTAGGCTGTGGTGTTGGAAGATGAAGATCGAACGGAATACCATTTTGCAGAACAATTTGGCTGTACAACATCTGAATTACACTGGAAGGCGTAATTCCAAGTTGTGCAAGAATAGCCTCGGCGTTTTCTTTTAAGCCTGTATCAATACGTGCATATACAGCAGTTGTGTTTGCCATAATGATCACACTCCTTTGATGCTATTATACCACATATTATTTGCAAATGCAAGCATTTGCAAGCAAATTTTGTGACTTATTCAGAAAACAGAGTTTTAATCCCGCTGCAGACGATCTGTCTGCTCACAATCGGAGTCGTGAATGATGTGTTCACCGAAAAGGAAAACGACTAATATGATGGCTGGTCGGAGGTCGCTGGACAGGCGGACTTTGATGCGTTCTGATTGACTTTTGCTCCCTGATGTGCTATAATTTTGGTATGGTGAATGTATGATTCTTTCACTGCAAAAATGGAATTTAGTGAAGAAGGAAATATAATAATGAAAAAAACAGTCACACTTCTTTTGATCCTTGCAATGACCTTATCCATGACTGCCTGCGCAGGCAAGCAGGAAAGCACTTCACAAGCCGATAGCAGTCCCACCACGGCGCAGACAGAAAACAGTACTGCTGAACCAATACAAACACAGTCATTATCGCCCACAAAGCTCACGAATAAAATGACAGAGAAAGAACTTGACACAGTGACAAAACACGCTCTCACTCTGCTGGACGAGCCGCCAAAACTCAGTTCAGACCCGAATGCCGAACACAAGGTCAGTATCGAGTTTCAGACGATAGACCTTGAAAACTGGCGCTCCTCGATCAATGAGAACCGCGATGAGATGACCGATGACGAATATAAAGAAGCAATGAAAAAGATACAAAAGGCTGAAGAAACTGGAGAGGGCCTGCGGTATCCGCTCCCACCAATTGTAGACGGCTATATCGTTGCAAATTCTGTCCCTGAGGCAGATGTATTTGAGGACGGCGGTTTATATAAGTTTACGACTTCCACTATAGACGAAAACGGCGAGTGGCAGGTCAAAGACCTTTCATTTGCTTCGTTTGAGGAGTATCTGGACTATATCCGGGAGCAAGATGCCAAGCAGGGCTTCACCGAAGAGCAAACAGACCTTGATATCTGTTTTATGCAGCTTGCTTACGATGCGCTTCGCTCAGGCGATTACGAGGAACTCCCCGAGGGCTCGGTCGACAGGAGCGATGAATCTCTTTATCTATGGAGCTATTTTCACAATTACAGAAGCGATTGGGAATACAATCGCGAAGAAGTAGAGGAGATCAAGGATTCAGTTGACGAGATTTACATTTACGATGAAGAACTGCAAAGGTCATTCACTGTCCATGTGACGCTCCCACCTGATTATGACAATCATAAGACCTATCCTGTATTCTTCCTGACGGATGGTATCTGGCGCTTCGGCAACTGTCCCGCACTGAGAAAATGTATAGAAAACAAAGAGGCTGCACCGGTGATCCTTGTCAGCCTGTATTACAGCTACGATGTCACCGACCCTGACGGGGAACTGCGCTATGAGGATCTTGTCATCAATCGCAGTGAGCTGCTGGATTTTATCACCGACAACCTGATGCCGTATCTCTGCGAGAATTACAACATCGACTGCGGAAATTCCACGCTGTACGGTCATTCGGACGGAGGCGTATTCACACACTATGCACTGTTCAATTCAGATCAGTACGAGAATCAGCCCTTCGGACATTACATCATCGGCAGCCCTGCACTGTGGGGGCTAAAGCATTATAATGAATATGAAGGCATCAGCAATGACATATATATGAATGATTACGACTATTATGTCAGAAACGAAACGCTGAGCAAAACCGTATTCCTGTGTGCAGGTTCGCAGGAAGATCCCGATTATGCCGACAATTATCGTGAGGGAGATGATACAACGCTGGAAGGCGCTGCAAAGCTGAAAGAGCGTCTTGAGTCACATAATGCAGACCTGACATACAAGCTGTATGAATCCCATCATTATCAGTACATTCCCGAAATGCTGATAGAATATCTGAAAGAAACTTATCCGTGTTAATTGTAGATTTGAATTCTGATTTAGTTCATTAACTGAATATACACTGAGCAGTCCTTCGGGGCTGCTTTTTTCATGCCCTCACGGAGGAGTAGGTGAAACTGCATGGCAAACAGAATCAAGGGCATCACCGTTGAGATTGGCGGCGATACTACCAAGCTGGTCGGAGGTCGCTAGACAGGCGGACTTCGATGCTTTCTGATTGACTTTTTCTTCCTTCTGTGTTATAATTCTGTTGTGAAGGAAACATGAAGCTTCCTTCGCTAAATCGGAATTTGTGGAGGGGTAGGATATGAAAAAAACAAATGTTAAGCTGATACTTTCATTTATAGCTTTTTTAGTTGTGAATCTTTGGCTTGTGTTTAAGGGGGCTGCGAAAGGAAGCGCTGATTTTTTCATATCTCCGACAGTAGAGGAAACCATACTATTTATTCTTTTACAACTATCGGTCATTGTTGTCTACTTTATTCGTCCCCTTACTGTAAAAAAGTCAAAAATAATCTACTGGTGTGTTTCCGAAATGTTTGTTCTGGTTACTGTTTTCTTTTGGGGGATATTTATCGTTGGACCTATATGGTTTCAATAATATAAATTCTGATTTAGCTTAGTAACTGAATATACACTGAGCAGTCCTTCGGGGCTGCTTTTTTCATGCCCCAATGAGGAGGTGAAACCGTATGGCAAACAGAATCAAGGGCATCACCGTTGAGATCGGCGGCGATACCACCAAGCTGTCGAAGGCGCTGGAAGGTGTCAATAAGAATATCAAAAACACGCAGACGCAGCTCAAAGATGTGGAAAAGCTGCTGAAGCTCGACCCGACCAATACGGAACTGCTGTCGCAGAAGCATAAGCTCCTCGCTGATGCGGTGAAGGCTACCAAAGAAAAGCTGGAAACCCTGAAAACAGCAGCAGAGCAAGCAAATCAGGCTCTCGCCAACGGCGACATCTCACAGGAGCAGTACGATGCCCTGCAGCGTGAGATCATCGAGACAGAACAGGAACTGCAGAACCTCCAGCGTGAAGCGGAGGCTTCCAGCACTGCGCTTGCAAAGCTCGGTCAGGCGGGAGAAATGCTTGAAAAAGCCGGTGACAAAATCGCCGATGTCGGAACGACACTGACCACTCATGTGACCGTTCCCGTCATGGCTGCCGGAACTGCTGCTGTGAAGACGGCTGCGGATTTCGATTCTGCTATGTCGAAGGTCGCTGCTGTATCCGGTGCGACTGGTGATGAACTTGACGCACTCCGGGATAAGGCTCGTGAGATGGGCGCAAAGACCAAGTTTTCCGCTTCCGAGGCTGCCGATGCCATGAACTATATGGCGATGGCGGGCTGGAAAACCGGAGATATGCTGGAGGGTATCGAGGGCATCATGAATCTCGCTGCTGCTTCCGGTGAGGACTTGGCGATAACCTCGGATATTGTAACAGACGCTCTGACCGCTTTCGGCTTATCTGCTGCCGACAGCGGTCATTTTGCTGATGTGCTGGCTGCGGCATCGTCCAACGCTAATACCAATGTGTCTATGATGGGCGAAACCTTCAAATACTGTGCGCCAGTTGCTGGTGCGTTGGGATTCTCCTGCGAGGATACAGCAGAGGCAATCGGCCTGATGGCAAACAGCGGTATAAAGGGTTCTCAGGCAGGTACGGCTCTCCGATCCATGATGAACGCTCTCGCAGGAGAAGTCAAGTTCTGCGGTGAGTCTTTCGGTGAAATCGAAATTGCAACTACCAATACCGACGGTTCGATGCGTGAATTGAATGACATCCTGGCGGACTGCCGTGTGGCTTTTGCACAGATGTCTGAATCGGAACAGGCATCGGCAGCGCAGGCTCTGGTCGGAAAGAATGCGATGTCCGGTTTCCTTGCACTCATGAAAGCTGCACCTTCGGATATTCAGAAGCTGGAAGGTGCGATCAGCACCTGTTCCGATGAGATTGACGGCTATAACGGTGTCACGGAAAAGATGGCTGCAGTTATGCAGGATAACCTTGGAGGACAGCTTACCATACTGAAATCACAGCTACAGGAGCTTGCCATTTCCTTCGGTGAAATCCTGATGCCTGCAATCCGTGCAATCGTCAGCAAGATTCAGGGGCTTATCGATAAATTCAACGGGCTGTCGCCTGCGACAAAGGAAACCATTGTTAAGGTCGCACTTATCGCAGCTGCACTGGGACCGCTTCTGATTGTCGTCGGTAAAACTATAGGTACCGTCGGTAAGCTGATGCAGTTTGTTTCAAATATCCCCACTATTATAGCAGGTGCCAAAACAGCTTTTTCAACATTTGGTGCTGCCATAGGCGGTATCAGTGCTCCAGTAATATCTGTTGTAGCGGTGATAGGTACGTTAGTCGCCGCATTTACTCACCTATGGAAAACAAATGAAGAATTCAGAAACAACATAACTGCAATATGGACTCAGATAAAGGATACATTCCATAACTTCACACAAGGTATAGTTGACAGACTTAATGCACTGGGATTTAACTTCAAAAACATATCCGAGGTAATTAAAGCAATCTGGGACGGACTATGTAAGTTCCTGAAACCTCTGTTTGAAGGCGTATTTAAAGAAATTGCCGATGTATTCAAATTCATAACAGACACCATTCTCAGCATACTTGATATATTCATCGGTATCTTTACCGGCGACTGGAGCAGAGTCTGGGAAGGTATAAAGGGGATATTTACAGGTATCTGGGACTTCATAGTATCTACCATAAAGAACGTTTTCAATACGCTCGACAAGATATTCGGTGGAGCACTCAGTAAAATCAAGGATGTTGTGGTAAATGTCCTTACAGCCATAAAGAATTTCTTTGTAAATATCTGGACAGCTATCAGTAACAAGGTCAAGGAGAAAGTCGAGTTCATTAAGCTCGTTATAACTACTGTCTGGAATGCTATTCACTCTGTCATCAGTACAGTTCTCAATGCGATAAAGGATGTCATAAGCAAGGTATGGAACTCCATTTACAGCGTTGTTTCTCCAATCCTTAACGCGATAAAGACTGTAGTTGAAACTGTGTTCAACGTAATTCATACCATTGTAAGCGCTGTTATGGATTGGATTCACCAACATATAACTGAAAAGCTGGAGATTATCAAGGCTGTTTTTACAATCGTATTTGATGCCATAAAGAACACCGTAGGAGCAGTATTTGACGCTATCCACTCAGTTATCAGCAGCGTCATGGACTGGATTCATGATAATATATCCGAGAAGCTCGAAATGATAAAAGCTGTATTTACAATTGTATTCGAAACAATTAAAAATACGGTAGAAACGGTATGGAATGCGATATCTACAGTTATATCCACTGTAGTCGATGCGATCTCAAATGCCATATCAAGTGCGTGGAACTTCATTGTAGATCATATAAAAAATACACTTGATACGATAAAGGCTGTTGTTACTACAGTCTGGAATGCTATTAGCGACTTTATATCCGGAATTGTAAATACAATCAAGTCAGTTATCTCGAATGTATGGAATGCAATAAAAGACACGGTCACAAACATCATGAATGCAATAAAAAATACTGTCTCCAATATATGGAACAGTATCAAATCGGCAATATCTTCAACTATTGGCGGTATCAAGGATACCATCGTTAACGGTTTCAACAAAGCTGTAGACTTTGTTAAGAACCTTGGAAAAGAGGCTTGGCAGTGGGGCGCAGATATAATCAACGGTATTGTTGACGGTATCAAGAGCTGTATAGGCAAAGTTGGTGACGCAGTTAAGAGTGTTGCCGATAAGATAAAGTCCTTCCTGCATTTCTCAGTACCGGATGAAGGTCCTCTTACTGACTTTGAGAGCTGGATGCCGGACTTCATGAAGGGGCTGGCAAAGGGCATCAATAAGAGCAAGAAGTATGTCGAGGCGGCTGTATCCGGTGTGGCTGATGCCATGACGCTGACGATGCAGTCCGGGCTGAATGTCGATATGGACGGCATCTCCGGTGCGATGATGAACGGCGGCAGCGGCGGTGTGGTCAATAACTACTACAACAACGACAACAGCCGCACAGTGAATCAGACAAACAATAGTCCGAAATCGCTGTCACGGCTGGAGATTTATCGTATGACGCGCAATGCGCTGAATGTGTGATGGGGGATTTTCCAGCCCCATTACTGCGGTAAATCAGAATTTGTATCACAGAACCATCAGCAATGTTCCGGCTCCAATCAGGATACACCCTATCACTGACTTAAAAGTAAATTCTTCATGCAGAAAAACAAACGCCAGTATCAGCGTAATGACAACGGACAACTTATCAATCGGGACGACTTTTGAAGCGTCTCCCATCTGCAAGGCCTTGTAATAGCAAAGCCATGAGGCACCAGTAGCAAGGCCGGACAGAATCAGGAAAACCCAACATTTCTGGCTAATGTCTTTTATTCCGGCTTGCTGATGAGTAATAAATACCATTCCCCATGCCATGATAACAACAACCATCGTACGGATCGCAGTAGCCAGATTCGATCCGACACCTTCAATTCCTATCTTTGCCAATATTGATGTCAGTGCGGCAAAGATTGCCGAACCAAGCGCTAATAAAAACCACATAGTGATACTCCTTCAAATTCCGATTTAGCGCAGAGAGCCCGCGCTCCGTTTTTTCTATTATACCACACTCAAACCTAAAAAGTAAAGGTGATGCAACCATGTTTTTTACACTTATTCTTGAAAATGCCAACGGCGATCGCATCGACATGACAACGACCGCCAACCAATATATGACCTCTCAGATAGAGGGCTTGTCGCCTCCGCCCGGAACTATCAGCACCTCATCCTACGCAGGCATGGACGGCAGCCACCTGAACAATGCCTTCATTGAGAAGCGGAATGTAGTAATTCACTTTGAGATGCGTGGTATTGATATAGAAGCTCGTCGTCACCAGCTATACAACGTAGTAAAGCCTTCTAGATATATAAAGATCTACTATAAAACCGCAGGCATTGAAGTGTATACCGAAGGCTACGTCGAGACATGCGAGGTCAGTAATTTTGAACAGCTTACAACGGGACAGATCTCCGTTCTCTGCCCCGATATTTATTGGTACTCAACAAAGCCGGTCATAGCTCAATACAGCCATATTGTCGGTGCATTTACCTTTTCGTTTCCTTCTGAAACAAATCCTCAGCCTTTTGTGCTGGGTAAATACAACAGGGATAATACTATGAATATTGTCAACGAAGGCGATGAGACCGGCTTTACGCTGGTTATTGAAGCTACTGCAGACGCACGGTCTCCCACACTGTATAACGCAGACACGGATGAGTACTTGCAGATCACAGGCGATATCCTAGCAGGCGATGTTATCACAGTCACAACCAAGACGGGCAATAAGACCGTAACTCTTGATCGCGGTGGTGTTAAGAGTAATATCATCAACAGGCTTGTTTCAGGCTCGACATGGCTTACTCTGCGTGAAGGAAACAATCGTTTCTTTCTCCAAGGAACAGGACTTGAAAACCTGAAAGTAAGAATTATCCACACAAATGCTTATCTGGGGGTGTAGCATGCAGATTGAGATTTACAATATGCAACCCGATGGCGATTCACTCGTTATTACCCTTGAAGCCATATGCGACAGCTTTTCCTCTCTTATATGGGACGTTGAATACTATAAATGTGGCAGCTTTGAGGTATATATAGCAGCAAGTCCATTGAATATAAGCATCTTCAGGACTGGACGCATTGTAGGGCGCGATGATGATAAAGAGCACTTCGGCATCATTGAGTCGGTGCAGATAGACACGGATACCGAGAACGGCGACTACCTTACAGTACGCGGACGTTTCCTAATGTGCCTGCTTGAACGGCGAATCATTCATCCAACACTAAGTATAACGAAGACGACGGCATACAGCGAAATCGTACGATCTTCGGTTACACTTAATGTGATACAGAATAATAATCGACGTATTCCGGGACTATCACTTGGAACAGTCTCAGGTACTTGTTGGGAGCAGGCGGCTACACTGCAGGTATCATACGCCAATCTTATGGAATGGGTGTATACGATCTGTGAGAAGATCGGAGGAACAGCAAATATCCGGCTTGTGAAGGATACCGGAGAGCTGTACCGCATGGTATTTGACCTATCTGAAGGCAGCGACCGCAGCATAATGCAGGAGAATAATCCTCATATTATCTTCTCCGATACATACAGCAATCTTCTGTCATTCAGCTATGCAGAGGATGCTTCTGTTGAACGCAATTTCGCATATATCTTCGGTCAGGGCAAGGGCGATGAACGTAAACGGACCACTTACTATAACGGTGACGAGCCTTCATATCTTTCCCGATATGAGGTGTATGTGGATGCGGATGATATCTCTGAAACAGAAGATGTTGATGGAGAAACAGTGCCTATACCTGAAGATAAATATATTGAACTGCTTAAAACAAGAGGCTCGGAACAGCTGGTACAGCCTAAAACGGTATCAGAATCCGAAATAGCTGCTAATAATTCGCAGTATCAGTATAACAAGGATTATGCTGTCGGCGACTATGTGACCGTGCAGCATAAACGTTTCGGTATGATTAAGCCGAAAATACAATTAATAGGTATGATAGAGTGCTTTGACTGCAATGGTCGTAGCCTCACACCTACATTCAAAAAGGAGGAACAATAATGGCTTTTTACAGCGGATTCTTTAATTCAAATGGCTTTGACAGAACATATACAGCAGAGGACTTTACAGCATATCTGTCAAGTATTATCTGCAATGGCATACTTGACACCTACGGCAGTAACTTCAGTCTGACGCCTGCGTCAGGCCTGAAGGTAGCTTTAGGTACAGGAAAGGCATGGATAGACGGTCATTACTTCATTAATGACGCAGAATATACCATTGACCTGAGTCAGTATCAGGATGAGTCCCTTCCGCGATTTGTGGCTGTTTCTATTCTGTGTGATATTTCTGAATCTGTCAGAGCTGTATCTCTTGAGGTAGTACCGGGAACACCTGCAGAATTACCTGCCCTACCTAATTTTGATGCAGAACGGAATAAGACAAGGTTATTGCTGTATGCTGTAAGGATAGCTCCAGAAGCTATAGCATTAACGGCGCAGGATATTCTGGATTATCGTGACGATAACAATGTGTGCGGTTACTGCAGGTGCATACTGGGTAAATGCAAGGTTACAGATATGCAGGCTCAGATAGCGCAGCTCATAGCAGAAATGCAAGGATACAACGGAAAAATAAATGCGCTTGAAAATACAGTAATCGAGCTTAATGCCAAGGTAAATAACTTCTCAGGAGATATAGTCGGGTATGGTAAATGCGGCGATGATGTACATTATGCTTTATTCTCAGGCGGAACATTGCTGCTCAGCGGTTCAGGTGATATGTATGATTATGAAAGTGATAATAATCCGGATGCCAATTTATCGCCGTTTTTTAATCGTAATGATATAAAGTCGGTTGTTATCTCTGATGGTATTACTTCTGTCGGTACCTTTGCCTTTACATTCTGTGATGAACTCAAAAATGTATCCCTGCCTAACAGCCTGACACGTATAGGCAGAAACGGCTTTATGCCGCATATAGACGAGTATGTTGAGCATCATGTGCTTAATGGTCTGACAGCTCTTACACTGCCGCCAGATATCTCAGAACTTGGCAGGTATGCATTCAGCGGTACAGCTATAACAGCTCTTCTTGTCCCTGCTACTGTAACAAATGTGAGTATTGAAGTGTTCAGCGGCTGTCAGGCTCTTGAAACCGTCCGTTATGAAGGCAGAATCATAGGAGACAGAATGTTTGCTTCATGTACTGCACTTCGGGAGTTCACTATTGCCGCAACTGTAGAGGAAATATCTGCAGGCAGCTTCAACTACTGTGATAATCTTGAACTTATTACATACGAAGGAAGCCTTGAGGCATGGGCTGCAATACGCAAATCAAGCGGCTGGGATGGCCATAGCGGTAATACAGGAAACAAAGGCCTTAAAAAGATACAGTGTATCGACGGATATATGGAATACGACTTTGAAAGCAGAGAATGGAGGGAGGTACATAACTGATGTGGAAATTCCTTGTAAGGAACCAGAGTATAGAAGTTCTTGAACGTGAAGTGCTTGCAGACCACCAGATCAGGTATGTCCAGTTTAAATTCACCTTTGAAGGCGACTGGAAGCGGTTCCATAAGGTAGCGCAGTTCAGTCAGGGAGACGATACATACAGTATTGTTCTCGGATATGACGGGACAAGCTGTTATCTCCCTGCAGAGCTTCATGCAGGTGCTGTAAAAATGTCTCTGTTCGGTTATGACGCGGAAAGTGATACTACCGTCCGTGCAACCACTGTTCCTGTAACACTTAATATTCGCTCCTCTGGATTTACAGGCGATGATGATATTCCTATACCGCCGACACCTGACCTGTACGTTCAGTTGCTTCAGCAGATAAGGCAAATGAATACTGGCACAGCAGGTCAGTCTGCATATGAACTGGCAGTTCAGGAAGGCTTTACCGGATCACTGTCTGAATGGCTGCAAAGTCTGCACGGCAAAGACGGAGCTGACGGTAAGAATGGAGCTGACGGCAGAGATGGTATTGATGGTAAAGACGGACGAGACGGAACTGATGGTACAAACGGTCGTGACGGCATAAATGGCATAGACGGAAAGGACGGCAGGGACGGTATCGATGGTAAGGACGGCATATCGCCTGATATATCAGAAATAACCGCAATAGTCCGGCAGATGATAGAGCAGCTGCCGGATAATGGACATTCACATAATAACAAGGCCTTACTTGATGCAATCACCGCCAGCTATACTACAGAGGAACGTCAGGGTATCCAGAATACACTTGCCTCTCTGCAGGCTCAGATAGATAATCTGCATGCAATCGATAGCTCAGTAACGCTGTTTAAATCCGGTAATACAGCTCTATCTGAATACGGTGAAAAGCTTTATACCTTCTATGTTGACGGCTACCGCTCTCTTTCAGGCTTTGCAGATACATACCATAATTTCTGCAGCCAAGAAAACGACTATGCCATTTCATATAACCAGCCGGACTTCAACTGGGGAGCTGAGATATACACCATGTGTATAACGCCTGTGAGAATGTCAGCTTCGTCGAACGTACTGTTCAGCTATAAATGCGGCTTCAATGAAGACGGAGAAGTGTGGCTTGTACGAAAAGCGAGTACTGAGCTTTCTGCAGCAGAAACAGCCAGATATATTCACGAACAGATCATAAATGGCAGTGCTATATCAATACCATTCAGATGGCTGCAATCCGAAGACAGATATATTACGGTGCTGCTTTCAAGAGAAGACTTATCTGCCGATGAGTATTATCTTGCATGGAAGGCAGTTACTGATAATACACATCCGCATATCAGACTCATAAAAATACTGGAGGTGACAACATGAAAGAGACGATATGTATGGTTATAGGCGCAATAGGCGGATTTATCGCGTCACTGTTCGGAGGCTGGGATTCAGCTCTTGCAACTCTCATAATCTTTATGGCTATTGACTTTGCAACAGGCATGATAACAGCAGCTATGGGAAGGTCCAAACACACTGATACAGGCAAACTCAGCAGTAAAGCCGGATGGCTTGGACTGGCAAAGAAGTGCAGTATCCTTATGCTGATTATTGTAGCGGTAAGACTTGATATTCTTCTGAATACCAACTATGTCCGTGACGCAGTCTGCATAGGCTTCTGCGCTAATGAGGTGCTTTCAATTATCGAAAACACCAGTCTTATGGGTATTCCATATCCACCCGCACTGAAAAATGCTATTGAGATCCTGCAGGAAAAAGCAGGCAGAAAGGATGATAATGATGACAATGATTCTGAAGGCAGATTCTAATAATGTTATAAACGGAGTTCCGGTCAATGAGTATATGCTCACAAACCATAATCCCAATAATATCGAAATGCCCTCCGCTTCTATGGAGGGCAAAGTTATAGGTATAACCATTCATAATACAGACTGGATAACTACAATAGAAGGCACAACGCCTGCTGAGCAGTATACCAGAGCTACTGTAAACGGCAATATGAAGGACGTGCGTGTTCACTATTACTGCGACGACACCTGTGCATGGCAGAACCTGCCTCTAACACTCTCAGGCTGGCATGCAGCTGACGGAGACGGCAGCGGTAACAGACGTACTATAGCTATTGAGTGTATTATGTCTTCTGCCTATAACGATACCGATAAAAAGTCTGAGGATAACTGTGCAAGACTTGCTGCAGCACTGCTTAAGATGTATAACCTCAGTATAGATAATCTCTATACCCATACATACTGGCTTAACGTTCGTGACGGCAAAAGAGGCTCTGTCGATGAGCTCAATGTTATGTATAACAGCTATAAGATGTGTCCGGCATATATACTCCCGCACTGGAACGAATTCAAAGCTAAGGTACAGTTGTATATGGGTGAAACGGCTCCTGCACCCAAACCTAAAACTGCAGCAAAGAAGGTACTCTATCGTGTAAGGAAGTCATGGAAAGATGCCAAGTCACAGGTAGGCGCATTTGAAGTACTTGAAAACGCTCTGAAGGCTTGTCCTGTAGGATATACCGTATATGATAATGCGGGAGTACCTATAAGCACTAAGGCCGTAGAACTGCAGAGAGGCGCTACAATTACACTTATTAACGCACCTCTGTATGCATCATCTGATGCGGATCAGCCATCTAATACCGTTAATGGTACATACTACCTTTATGACGGAGTTAACTTCAATGGTCGAGTGCGTATAACCAATTCACCTGATAAATGCGGTAACACTCCAGTGGGGTATTATGTTACAGGATATGTCTCAATCGAAAATATCACATAATACTGACAATTATTAAGCTTTAAATCGGCTATATAACGGCATATTATTCGTTGACTTTGAGTGGAATACAGGGTAATATGTAACACGAAAGGAGACGGTGATATGCCGAAAACAAGCCAAATCAAGACTGAAAGGAGATTATCATGGAATACAAGATATTGGTTATGGACAGAAAGGAACTTGTAACGAGGATGGAGCAGCTTACAGGAATACGGGCAAGATTCCAGCCGGGCAGAACATCCTCGTATAAGATCGACAGATATATTATTTCATGTAACAAGACACTTACTGTCCCTGATGATGCAGATTTCGATATGCTGAAAATGCTGACTGATGAAGGGCTTATAGAGCCTGCAGCTACTGAGGAACAGATATCTGAACAAGGGGCTTTAGAACACGAAGAACCTAATGAAAACAGTATTTACCTGCCGATGGGGGAATACACCGGCGTTACCTTGAGAAACCTTGTAAAGATACTGTATATCAGGGCAGTACTGATACAAAAGTCTACAGGAGCCAGAATTGAAGTAACTGACTCATTTATGAATTTCCTTAAGGATGATCGCTGTACCTTCTCTGTTCCGAACTTCCTGAAGGCAGTAGCAGAGTTTGAGAGAAAAAACGGAATCGGATGTAAAGGAGTATTTTTCACTGAAGATAATGTCATCATAACAGCGGAGCAGGATAATAAGGATGAAACCCATAGACAAGCTTATATTGACCTTATTACCTGTATTAATAAAAAAGCAATATCAGGCAGACCTGTTATCTTCAGCAAAACCGATTTTTCAAACGAGAAGTTTGCGATGCGTATATGGCTTGACAGTATAGGGATGACAGCTGAAGAGTACAAAATAAGCCGTAAGACGCTTATGAAGCCTCTAACAGGAAATTCTTCGCGTAAAACAAAGGAACAGTTGGAGGCAAGTATCAGGAGGTATTTGGAAAGGAGAAAGGCGCATGTATAATTCTTCAGAAGCACTGGATTTTTCAGACCTACCTGATTTTTCTTCTTTTGCCTGTAATTTAAAAGAGGAAAGTATGCCTGCCCTTCTGAAAGTAGCCTGCTATATACGAGTCAGTTCCGACTCATTTGATCAGGAAAACAGCTATGAGGCACAGGAGCAGTATTTTACAAAGCTCTTGGCTTCACATGACGACTGGGATTCAGTTGGTGTGTATTCTGATTATGGTATATCAGGTACGAAGCAGGATAACCGCAGCGGCCTTAAACGACTGTTAAGGCACTGCGAGGAGGGAAAGGTCAACCGTATCATCTGCAAATCCATAAGCAGGTTTTCAAGAAACACAGCCGATACTATAGAAACCGTAAGACATCTGCTGAGTATCGGCGTAACCTGCTTCTTTGAAAAGGAAAATCTTGATACAGGTGATCTTAAAAGCGAATTTATACTGACAACATTAGCTGCACTGGCTCAGGAAGAGTCCAGATCTATTTCAGAAAACATCTGCTGGGGGCGTGGAAAACTTGCTCTGCGAGGTGATGTTCCTAATGAAGAGCTCTATGGATACCGGTTTGGAGATTACGAGACGACTGAAACCGGCTACAAGCGCAGAACTGTAAAGATCATTGAAGAAGAGGCCGAGACTGTACGAAGAATATTTAAACTGTATGTGGAAGGCTTCGGTCCGGTGGCTATCGCACGTATTCTTAATGAAGAGAATGCTCCTGCACCGAATGATGGCACAGGATGGACATCTAGCCAGATTCAGCTTATAGTTTCAAATGAGAGATACTGCGGTGATGTACTGACCCACAAGTCATATACCGAGAGTTTTTTAACACATAAAACCCGGAAGAACAGAGGCGAAAAGCAGCAGTTATATATACAGGACCATCATCCTGCTATAGTATCCAGAGAGATGTTTAATAAGGCGAAAAGCCGACGGTGCAGGGGCGGGTATGAGAAAAAAACAATGACTTATCCATATTCCGGCAGGCTTAAGTGTGCATGCTGCGGTTCCAATTATCACAGACTCGCTGGTAACTCAGTGTACTGGCTTTGTTGTAAAGTAGCACTGAGAAACGGGAAAAAGCTCTGTAATTCGAAAAGAATAAGTGAAGAATCACTTAATGTCATGTTCAGAAAAGCAGTTCTTACGAGATTCCAGACATTCAACGACCTTATGGCTCTTCTTGAAACCATGCAGGATATGGACTATGTGGAGCGTGACCGCAGTATTATGAAAAAGCAGATAGCCATAGCCGAAGCTGAGTATGATGATATACAGGCAGAATGTGATAGGCTTAAGGCGAATATTGAAGTGCAGGGACTGCGGAGTGAGCTTAATGGTGATAGTATAAATATCAGCGAAATGGCGGAAAAACTGGAAGAAAAGCAGAAAATAGCCGATAACCTTAGAAATGAGAAAGAATCCCTTGAGGTGGAACTGGATGAAAAAGAAAGCCGCTGGGAGCTTATGGAAAAGGATTACGATGCCCGGAAGACACTGGTGGAGATAATGGAGTTATCCACAGAACGGGAGCTGCTTGATACGCTGCACCTTCATATTAAGGCTCTGGCGATATCAATTACGGTTCATAGTCCGACACATATTACGGTCCTCTGGTTTGATGAAACTCAGACTGATATAGAAATATAGGCGAAAAGGAGAGATTTATATGAATTCACAGATACTGACAGCATCAAATGTACAGGTGCTTCCTAAAAAGGAGCATAGGAAAAAGAATGAAAAGCTCAGAGCTGTCTGCTATGCCCGTGTGAGCAGTGAGCAGGACAGCCAGACGCTTTCCTATGAAAATCAGAAGAAATACTTCATCGACTATATCAATAGTCAGGAAAACCTTGAATTCGCAGGATTTTACGGAGATGAAGCCATAAGTGGTACAAACAGAAAGCGCAGAGTACAGTTCAACCAGATGATGGAAGACGCAAAAGCCCATAAGTTCGACCTTATCCTGACTAAGAGTCTGTCAAGATGGGCGAGAAATACACTAGACGCCCTTGCCTGCATACGAGAGCTTAAAGCACTTAATCCACCGGTCCGTGTCATATTTCAGAAGGAGAATATTGACACAGCAAACGCGCAGGGAGAACTGGTACTTACCATTATGTCAGCATTAGCGCAGGAGGAATCAAGGTCTATATCTGAAAATATCCGCTGGAGCCTGCAGAAGAAGTTCCAGAAAGGAGAACCTGTACATAACCTGGATCGTACCATGGGGTATGAATACGGTGAAAACGGGGAGTGGGTAATTAATCCAACACAGGCATCCATAATCAGATATATCTATGAAAATTACGCAGACGGAATATCCTCAACAGAGATAGCAAAAAGGCTTAATGCACATGGTATCCTTACAGTTATCGGGAAGCCGTGGCGTTCAGATGCCATTATGCGAATACTGCGAAATGAGATCTATGCAGGTAATCTTATCCTTCAGAAGAATGTAACAGTGGATTTCCTGACTCATAAATGTGTACCTAATGACGATATATCGCCAAAATACTTTATAGAGAACCATCATCCTGCCATTATAGAGCCGGAACTGTTATCCAGAGTGGAGAAAAGGCTTGATGAGATAAGGTACAGACAGAAATGTACCAAGACAAACGGACATATAGCGTTCCCGTTTACAAATCTTACACTGGTGGATGGAACACGTCTAGAGCGTGTTCCTTATCGAACAGCTGCTAAGGGATACACTGATGATGAAGGGAAAAGCGGCTATTATTTTCAGAATCCGGTTGCAAAAACGGTTGATCTGAAGATAATACCGGGCTCAGACAGAACATACCTGTGTGCGGCTTCCATTGAGCAGAGCTTTATGGAGATGCTGTACCGGCTTAAACGAGAATATGAGGAAAAAGGTAAGGAAGCTGAGTTTTATAAGAGTGTGCAGCGTATTCTTATGAAGAATAGTCGGGGAGACACAGAAAAGCATAAGCTTGAAATGATGGATGCTGAGCTTAAGAATACAGCAGAAGTATACAGGAAGGCGGCTGCAGGCAGGCAAAAAGCTGAAGTTGAGGGACGTGATCCTACTCCTTATCTGGAGCTTATGAGAGATATAGCGAGAAAGCTTGAGACACTGAAATCGCAGAAATCAGAACTTGAAAGTGTATATAACACGGGAATGATCGAGGAAAATCTGGCGGCTTTTATACGGGAACTGGAAGAATTACCTACGGAAAACAAGCTCGGAAAGCCAATTGTAGTGAATGGACTAGATTCTCTACCAATCTTTATATGTGAAGATGGCAGTGTTAATGAAAACCGTCTCCAAGGTTATCGCAGGGGATTCTTCCGCCTGACACCGGAAAAAGTGGAAGCAGCGCCTGAGATGCTGGAATTTAAGGACCTTATATACCGGAGATTTATAAAGAAGGGAACGGTATATGGAGATGTCATCGAGTATGATACCACATTGGGAATAAAGCTGCGATGCGGTGGAAACCTGCGAACTTTGCGTCAATTCTACGGATACAAGCGCATAAACAGTGATAAAACGCTTAGTGTGATACTGGGAGTGTGGGAAGTAAGGAAAAGTAAGCTTTTCCAGCCGGGACACAGGAAAAAGACGGCTGAGATTGAAAGTAAAGCTTTAGATGGAGTAATTGACTGATATTGACGGCGGAGATATGAAAAACAGCTATTTTAGCCTTTAGCTCCGCCGATTTATCAAAGAATTACTCAAATGACTTGAATTATTCTCCTAAAGATGATATAATAAGTATTAAATCAAGACATTAGTTAGAAAGGAGAGTGAGATCATGGGAACTTATTTAAATCCAGGCAACAGTAGCTTTATGAATAACTGTGATGAAAATTATGTGGATAAGACTATGCTTATTTCGTTGATTAATGACACGATTAATAAATCTAAAAAGATGACCTGCGTCAGCAGACCGCGTCGTTTCGGCAAGTCCTTTGCTGCACAGATGCTTTGTGCTTATTATGACTGTTCGTGTGATTCGCATGAGTTATTTGACAATTTGAAAATAGCTCAGGACATTTCTTATGAGACACACATAAATAAATATGATGTGATTTATATCGACATGACGGGCATCAAGCCTTATTGTAATGATTATAAGACCATTCGCTCCTTTTTAGTTAGCAAATTGACGGCAGAATTGAAAGCAAAATATCCTGATGCTGTAGTAGATGATGATTTCCCCTCTACACTGATTAATGTGTATTCTATTTCAAATACCAAATTCATCTTTATTATTGATGAATGGGATGCGCCAATCAGAGAAGCACAGGATAATCCTGTTATTCAGGAGCAGTACTTGGAGTTTTTAAGGTCCATTTTCAAGAATTCTGGTGTTACTGATCGAGTGATTGCTGCTGCATACATGACTGGTATTCTTCCAATCAAAAAGCAGAAGGGGCAATCAGCTGTATCCGCATTCAATGAATTTACTGTTTTAAAACCTAGAAAATTTGCTGGGTATGTTGGCTTTACTGAAGAAGAAGTCCAGAAGCTTTGCGCTGAGCATGACATGGATTTTGAAACCATGAAACGGTGGTATGATGGATATTCTTTTAAGGGCGTAGGTTCTGTTTATAATCCGAATTCGGTAATGCAGGCAATTGAAAACGATGATTTTGCTTCCTATTGGACAGAGACATCTGCCGCTGAAGGATTAATGGATTACATTAGTAAAGACTACAATGGATTGACAAAAACTATTGCAGAATTGATCGCAGGGATTGAAGTTGAAATCGATCCGGAAGGTTTTGCGAATGATCTTACTACATTCAGAGGAAAAGATGATGTTCTGACACTTCTCGCTCATCTTGGCTATCTTGCGTATGATGCTGATACAAGTACAGTTTGTATTCCTAACGAAGAAATCCGCAGGGAATTTCAGAAAGCTGTTCGTAAGGTTAATCACACTGAAACACTGAATCGGCTGAAGGAAAGCGAACAGCTTTTTGCTGACACGCTTGCAGGAAACGAAGAGGCAGTTGCTGCTCAGATTGAGAAAATTCATAGAGAAGAAACTGCTTCATTACATTATAACAGCGAGAATAGCCTCCGCAGTGTAATCAAGCTTGCATACTACACATACAGAGATAACTATGTGCAGTGGGAAGAGATGCCTGCTGGAGATGGTTTTGCTGATGTTGCATTCCTTCCAAAGTATGATTCTGACTATCCGATTCTTGTGATTGAACTGAAATGGAAAAAAACTGCAGAAACAGCTATTCAGCAGATAAAAAAACGTCACTATCCCGATTCTTTCAAAGGCTACGGTCGGAACATTATCCTTGTTGGAATCACTTATGACAAGGATGATAAGCCAGGCGAGAGAACACATATCTGTAAGATTGAAAAGGTTGAAATGAAATAATCAGTTACTAAGTTAATAGCTGTAATATTACAAAGGTCCTAAAAGGTCTAAAAAAGGTCCTAAAAGGTCTTAAAAGGTCCTAAAATGTTACCCGCTTTGCAGCGTCTATACTCCCTATGATTATCAGTGATGATAAGGCGAGGAAGTATATAGGTTGCTAGGCGGGTATAATTATACGCATAATTGAATATTTAATAAATAATGCACATCACTTATTTCAAAATGAAAAAGTGATGTGCTTGTTTGGGTTATGATCAAATCTATAATAATTAAAAGAACCTGAGAAGCTGGAGATGTTTTTTATTCTTCTTCCTTTGTGCAAGCAATTCTAAAATCTTATCTCTGTCTGTAATATGTGACGTAGCAGGTGATGTAGGCACTCTTTTTGGCTCTTTTGCAGATTGGTCAAGTGCTTCTGCAAAAGCCTCAGCTGTTTTTCTGTCATTGATATTGAAACTTGCGAAGATACTTGATGTTGCCATAATAGCACCTCCAAATATAGATTGGCTATTAGCCTTATATACATTATAGGCTAAATTTATCGAAAAATCAAGTGCTTTTTCGATTTTTTACCTTTTGATATTTGATTTTAATATCTTTAAAGAAAAGGGAACAGAAAAGGGAATGGAAAAGGAAAGATAAAAGGGAAGATAAATAATTAAACAATATGTAGCCTGCCTAGCGGCCTTAATGCTACCAAAGAATATCAGTGATGATAAGGCAAGAAAGAATAGTGCTTGCTAGGCGGGCATCTTTTTACAAATATAGACGGCTATACATAAAGTTATAAGACTGCCCGTTATAGAGCAGAAGCACCCAAAGCGGATGCTCTGCTGCCTATGCGGGCAGTCTTATTATTTTAGATACCGTACTCCGAGAGGAGCTGTTTTAAGTGCTTAAGCATATCTACGAGGATTGTTTTTTCGTTTAAAGTGCATTCGTTCATAAGGTCGATTACTTCTGATTCGAGCTTTTGTGGGAGCGTTTCAAGGTAATCGACGAGGAGTTCATTAGATGATATTTTGAGTGCGTTGGCTATGGCGACTAAATTATCAATACTGGTTTTGCGTTCACCATGTTCGAGATAATTGAAGTGTCTCCATGAAACGCCGATAATATCAGCTAGTTCTTCCTGGGAGAGACCATTTTCTTCTCTGTAATGTCTTATTCTTTCTCCAATAGTGTAATAGTTTATTTCCATATAAATTCAGCCTTTCTATGAGGCCCGCATTGGCAGTATATATATTACCATCTGTCAGGACACATAGCAAGCAAATTTGGAATATTTAAGATGGTGGTCATTTCTCCTCCAGCTGTTGCGCCATCTTAGCCCATTTTATGAACAATGAGTTCATAAGGAAATGGGAAATTATGAACTGGTTGTTCATGGTAAGATATCCCTAAGTACAGTATAATGATAATTGTATTAATAATGGCGGAGAGGAGTGCGATTTCCGGTGGAAATAAAGCTATTGACACTGTATAGTGACGTAACTGCTGTACCGGTAAAATGGTTATGGCATCCATATATTGCTATAGGTAAAATCACACTTCTCCAAGGAGATCCGGGCTGTGGAAAATCCTCTATGATGATGAATCTGATAGCAGAATTGTCAAATGGCGGTTCAACTCCGGATGGCAGAGCTTTCGGACCACCGCAGCGCATTATCTATCAGTGTTCCGAGGACGGAGCTAAAGATACGATAAAACCTAGATTAATAGCTGCGGGAGCAGACTGTAGGAATATAGCCTTTATAGATGAAGAGGTTTACAGTGGACTGACTCTCGATGATGAACGGATAAGAGAGGCTATTACAGAATGGAGACCTCGGCTTGTAGTCATTGATCCTATACAATCATATATAGGCAACGACTCTGATCTGCAGCTAGCTTCGAAGGCGAGGAAGCTGATGCGCCGTATCGGTATGTGGGCATCTACATATAACTGTGCTATTGTCCTTATCGGTCACTTCACTAAAAATGAAGGTGCAAAAGATCTGTATCGTGGATTAGGCAGTATAGATGTTGTAGCTGCAGCACGCAGTGTCCTTCAGGTCGAGAAAAGTGAAGAGGACGCCGAGGTGCGTATCGTTAAACAGGTGAAGAACAGTCTTGATTCCAATGGAGCTGACCTATCTTTTGAGATACGGCCTCATACCGGCTTTAAGTGGCTGGGAGTTGCAACAGAGGAATCAGATATGGAAGAAAGCCAGACTGTAGCTGCATTTGAAGCTCTGCCGAAGAATAAGCATGAACTTGCAGCCCTCCTGATTAAGCGTGCTCTGGGAAAAGGCGCGGTAGAGTCAATGGAGATAAGACGTATAATGGCAGAATACCGTATAGGCGAAAAAACTATGAATGAGGTAAAGGCGGAGCTTGGTATCAAGCCATATCGTAAGAGAAAGGCATGGTACTGGATACTGCCGGGATCGAATAATTAAATTATGAAAGGGGAGTCACTATGAACGTATCGGAAAAGAAAGCAACAGCTTCGGAACGTAAAAAGAAGATAAAAGACCGATATAAAGGCGCAGATCCGTCAGATATCGAAGTTATCCCTGCAACTGTTCCGGATGAAGTGAATCTGGCTGAACAGAAGCTCAAGGTTGCTGCATATGTTCGTGTTTCAACTCAAAATGATGAGCAGACTTCCTCTTTTGAATTGCAGGTCAATGACTTTACAGACAGGATCAATAATAATCCTAACTGGGAATTTGCCGGAATATATAGTGATGAAGGCATCTCCGGTACGGAATTATCCCATAGAAAAGGTATGCTCCAGCTTATAGAAGATGTAAAAGCAGGGAAAGTACAGCTTGTCCTTGCTAAATCTATAGCACGTTTTGCAAGAAATACCGTGGATTGCCTTTCGGTTATAGAAGAATTGAAGAGAAACGGCGTCGGTGTCAGATTTGATGAGAACAATCTCTATACAATGGACGCCACCGGCGTTATGGTCCTTACTCTTCTTGCATCAGTGGCAGAAGAGGAATCCCGTTCAAAGTCATTTATAATGAAATGGTCTGTACAGCGTAGATTCCAGAAGGGTATATTCCTTACTCCTGAGCTTCTCGGATATGATAAGGACGAGGACGGAAAGCTGGTAATTAACCCAAGTGAAGCTGAGACAGTAAAGGTAATATACTATCTGTACGTTAACGGCTGGTCAACACGAGAAATCGCAGATATTCTCACAGCCTACGGACGTACAACAAAGCTGGGCAATACAGAATGGGATCCGTCCACTATTAATGGTATTATTGATAATGAGCGTCACTGCGGAGATGTAGTGGCTCAGAAGACACTGACTCCGGATTTTAAGACTCATAAGGCTGTAAAGAATACAGGTCAGCTTCCTAAATACAGGAAGCGGGATCATCATGAATCTATTGTGGATAGAGAAGTATATAACGCAGCAATGCTTGTCAGAGCTTCTTCTCTCTATAAACGAAAAAAGCACGCCCTTCCCGTACTGAGCGTGGTTGAAGATGGAATACTCCGCGGATATGTCCCAATAGACAGGAACTGGGAAGGCTTTTCAACAAAAGATTACCAGATGGCATGTGAAAGTATCAGCAATATTGGATTACAGGCTGATACAGAAACAAATAGAAAACTGAACCTAAAAGGATATCAGCTTGTAAATTCGACAATGTTTCCGTCTTCTGAAGATCTCAACCTTACGATCTCAGACGGTAAAATGTGGTTCAGTACAGCCTGCCTGAGGAAGTTCTCAGATGTAGAGTATGTTGAACTGCTCATAAATACCGTAAATAACAGACTTGCGATCCGTCCATGTGAGAAGGATAATCCCAATGCTATACACTGGGGAAACCTCAGAAATAACAAGTGGGTAGTTAAAACTTCCAGTTGCCGTGGACTTGCAAAGGTATTATTCAGCCTTATGTCATGGGAAGATGACGGTAAATACAGGTTCAAAGGCCGGTTTATGGAGAAAGGTAATGATAAACTTCTTGTATTTGAACTGGAAGAGCCGGTTATTACGAAAATCATGGAGCAGGTCGTAGTTCCTGATCGTCCCGATGGAGAGCAGGCTGAAGAAATTGTTGTACAGGAAACAGTAAAGGTTTATCCAGCATCATGGGCAGCAGCATTCGGTATGCCGATAATGTCCGTAGCCCATGGAAATCTTTTAAGTCAAGTACATTATGCAGGAGATTGGGACGTACTAAGACCTGCAACAATAATCGAAGAAATGAACGCACTCTCTTCCGGTAGGATATCAGAATTGATGTCTGAAGCGGAAGAAATCATGAAAGGATGGGATGATAATGGAGGAGATGAGTCAGCAGACCAATAAAATGACAACTGCAGAGAGAGCCTCAGCAAAGGAATTGAGAAGACTTGAACTTGAACAGGCTTTCGGCAACTATCATTTTGTTGTAATCCGTAAGGAGCTGTTCGCTCATTTACGTGATCCTGCAGTAGTCATAAGAAACGGCAGCATAACCTTTAATACAGCGTGTATCAATGATATGGAAGATGTCGTCTATGTGCAGCTCCTGATGTGCGAAGAAGAAAAGAAATTCGCTGTCAAAGCCTGTCACGCTAATGACAAGGATGCACTCCGCTGGTGTATAGAGAAGCCAGATAAGCGAAAAAGCCGTAAAATGACGTGTCCGGACTTTACAAAAAAGCTTTTTAAGCTTATGAACTGGGATACAAGGTGCCGTTACAAGATACTGGGATACAAGATAGACTTCGAAGATGAGGCCTATTATGTATTTGACCTTATCGTCAAGGAGACCTTCAGGGAAAAGCCTAAGAAGGGCGAAGTTGTTACAGAGCCTATTGATACAAGAAAAGGATATTATTCAGATGATATTGCCAATACATTTGGTATCCCACTTGAAGAACATAGGAAACAGACTCTGGTATCTGAAAATAACGGATATATCAACGTTGCAATGCTTACAGGCAATCAAAAGCCTGTTGAAGAGAAACAGCTTACCTTGCCGGAGACAAATGAGGCATCACAGTATATTCCGACTCTTTATTATGGTGAAACAGTTCAGAAAGGCGTAGCCGAAGAAACGGAGGCGCACTATGAATAACATATCATGGGATAATGAAGACCTAGGTCTCAGTTTTGAAAAAGCATATGGAAGGATAACCATATTCAAAACAACGATAGAAGCCTTAGGTTATCCAGCGAATTTCCGCTTCCTATTTGATGAGGATCATAAACAGTTTGCTATAGAGAGCTGCAGTTATGATGCCTGTGGATCTCATACGTTAGCAGAGATAATACCTGATGAAACATATCAGCTAAAGAGTATGGATCTGGTACAGTTTATATATCATGCTTGTGACTGGGATGAAAACTACACGTATAGAATCAAAGGGATAATAGTACCTATACGTAATATGGTGATATTTGACCTATCACAAGCAATAAAGTCGAAGGACCTGCGTGAACTCAAGATGATGGAAAAAGCAGGCTCATAATACTATTATAAATAGTATATCATACTTATAAACAAAAATAAAGTCAAAAAAGCGTAAAAAAGCCTTCTACAGGTGCGTAGATTGCTCTTTTACGCTTAACTTATATTTTTTAAAAGAACATATGTTCTATACCAAGTGTTTACCCTTCTTAAAAAGTTGGCACAAGTAGATGCTATGGCTTATGCAGGGATTATCTATAGATCAGCCCAAAGCAATAAAAAAGCTTGAAGGCGGCGTTGATATATGCTGAGTTTTGCACAGCGGATATGCACATAAATGTGGAAGATATTTCTCAATTGAAATACGCTCTTTTCCTTGAAAAATCGGGCGATTTGTGATATAATCTAAGTATCATAAATCACCTAATACAAGGAAAGGAGCGTATCATTATGAATTATGCTGAGCTGAAAAAAGCATATGATCTGGTAATACAGAAATGCTCCGCCCTTGAAAAAAAGTTGATGAATTAAAGAAATCCAATGAGGATAAAGACCTCCGTATCGAACATCTGACCGAGCTTGTTGTGAAGCGCAATAAGATGCTGTTCGGACAAAAGAGTGAGAAATCGAAATTTATCAACGATGGACAGCTTGCTTTTGATGGAGTTTTCAATGAAGCCGAAGCAGAAGCTGATACTTCTGCTCCTGAGCCTACAGCTGAAACAATTGCTCCGAAATCTAAGAAAACAGGACAGCATCGTGGCAGAAAAGAGATAAGAGCTGACCTTGAAATTAAAAAAATAGTATATGAACTTCCGCAGGAACAGCCGATATGTGAAGTGTGCGGAGGATCTCTGACCGAATATGCAGAGGAATACATTACTACAAGACTTGCCGTAACACCAGAAAAGGTGTATAAAATCGAGTATTACCGCAAGGTCTACAATTGCGTAAACTGCGATAAAAACGGTACAAAGGCTAATATTATCGCAGCTGAAAACAAAACTCCTGTCTGTATTATCAAAAAAGGGCTTCCTGACGCAAGCCTTGTTGCAGGTATTATGCAGAGAAAATATCAGCTTGGAGAACCGCTTTACCGTCAGGAGCAGTATTGGAAGCTGAGAGGTATCTATCTGAACCGAACATCACTGGCTAAGACCGAGCAAAGGCTCTGCCCTTGGCACGGCGGTTACTTATGCCTTAAAGCAGAAAGGAAAACTGTATCTGTTCCTGAGCAATCCTAAAGTCGAAATGACCAATAATCTTGCTGAGCGAACAGTAAAGCCCTATGTTATCAACCGTAAAAACTTCCTGTTCAGCGATACCGAGAATGGTGCTGCTGCAAGTGCAGCAGTAATGAGTATCATAGAAACGGCTAAGAGAAATACCCTCGATGTCTACGGTTATCTGCTCTATCTTCTGACAATTCTGCCAGAATTGGGCAATGATCCTACAGAAACACAGCTCGAAGCTGTCATGCCTTGGAGTATGACTTTGCCTGCATATTGCAGGCAGATGTATAGTGAGATACATTAAAAAAATATGTCATTCAAAAATATAATCTTTTATTGTAAAACAATTAAATTACTTAAAACAGTGATATTTGGCGCTTTCGAAAAGGCACTTCCGATTACTCGGAAGTGCCTTTAAACAGCGATCAATGTCAGAAGTACTCCTTCTTCGCCTTTTCAACGAAAGAAGAAGCTGCACTGTCAAGATCGGTCTTATCATAGATATAATCAGTTGCAGCCGCAAAGAAATCGTCTATCAGCTTGCCGTTTTCCAGAACAGGTGACAGCTGCGGAAGGGTATGCTCTGCCATTTTCTCCGAAGCCTCAAACTGTATGCCCTGAAGCATTCCCTGCTCATTGAGTACCTCTCTTGCAGAGGCACTTAGCGGGATGCCCTTTTCAATGCCCTGAAGCTCAGCCATTTCTCTGCTGTTGAGCAGAAAATCAAGGAGCATTCCTGCTTCGGCAGGACGGTCAGTGTTCTTGCTGACAGCGTACATGGTGGCAGGCTTTGCATACCAGCCCTCGCCTGTATTGTTTCCGCTGATCGTGGTCTGGTCTGCAACTACTATCTCTCTTTCTTTGCTGACAGCTTCGCCGAAATAGCTTTCAGCGTCGCTTACCCATGCAACAGAACCTGCGTAATTTTCGTTATCCAGCTTTATACGCTCATAATGCTCAACAAGGGGCATTACCTTACTGTCCACAAGCTTTTTGTAGAAATCCATCATTACTGCAAAATCTTTTTCAGTAAAGTTAAGACTTCCGTTCTGATCAAGGATACTTTTGCCCTGTGCCTGTTCTGCATATGAAATGAGATACAGCCACATTGACTTGCTTGAAGCACTGAGCGGATAGATATTTGCAGACTTCATCGCATCTGCTGCTCTGAACAGGTCGTCCCATGTTTGGGGTACATCTGCCCCGTATCTGTCATATAAGGTCTTGTTGATATATACCGTCTCGGAATTCATAGCTATGGGAAGGGCATTGAGAACGCCGTTTCTCGTGCCGTAGCTCAGCTGTTCTTCAGTGAAATTCGATAGAGCAATATACTTTGAAAGAGCGTTGAGATCATAATATCCCATACCATCAGCTGAATAATCCGTGAGCCAGCCGTAGTTTATCTGCATAACATCGGCTTCTGTATCCGACGCCATCCAAATCTTATTTCTTTTTTCATAGCCTGACCATTCGGAATAGCTGCACTTGACTCTTATTTCAGGGTGCAGCTCCTCGAACAATTCCACAGCTTTAAGGGTATATCTGTTTCTTGCGTCATTTCCCCACCATGAAAACTCTATTTCAACCTGTGTTTTCTGACTCGACATAGTAGTCTTTTCAGAGCAGCCTGCGGAGAATATCATTGCAGCACAAAGCATAAGTGCTGTTGTTCTTCTGAATATCTTCATAAACATTGCCCTCCGTTCTCACATCACACTTGATACATTGTGACCGTTTTTTACGGAAGCACAAAGTGCAGCATATGCTTTATAGTAGGTCTCGCGGAAATCACCTTTGCCAAAAGCAGCGGCGGAATCCGCAGTAAGCTCAAGGAGTCCCATAGTGCTTGTGTATTCCGACTCTCTGAACTTGTTGCAGACATCTTTTGCTCTGCTCTCGGAATCAGAACGGAAGGTCTCTTCGTCTTTTTCATTGTTTTTCAGCAGTACAGAGAATGAGTTCTCGCCGATCCTTCCGATACATTCAGCGTCGCTGAATACCTCTTTCAATATGGTTATCATTTTACCCTTCTGCTTTTCGGGGAACGTCGGATAGAATTTTTCGATTATGTCATCAAAGTTATTAATGGCAACGAGCACAACTCCATAGCAATGATTAGGATTCTTCTTCATAAGGTTATCAGCCTTGTCGCGGAAAAATCTTCTTCCCAATATATTCTCGAATCCATCCTCGCTTATCTCATCTGACAGACCAGAGGTAACTGTACCAATAGGATCCGCCATACGTCTTACGAAAAGCGCACCTGCACAGACTGCTATCAGCGCTACCAGACCTGCAAAGAGATAGATATATTTTCTTATATCTATTGCTTCCCTGAGAATGACCTTTGTAGGTATGGAGCATATTATATACCAGTCGTCGTTTATGGTATTTAAGGTAGAAAGGTTCTCACGTCCGTTTATGACTACCATGTCCTTGTTCCTGATATCATCAAGGAGCTTGTCAGGGATAACTGAACCGCTGCTGTCGCCCTTTACAGATGAGTATATCATTTTGTAATTTCTGTCCGTCAGACGTATCTCCATATCACTGAGATTCTCGGGATTCTCAAAGACGGAATCAAGCTCAGCGGTGTAAAACGAGATAAGAAAGATAATATTGTCGTTCATCTGTTTTACATAGTAGATACGCTCATAGTCGTCGTTATAGCCGGTGAACCAGCCGTCGTGAGTACGGCGTCGGGTGATCATTGTGGAAAGCTCAGAGTAAAGCTTGTCGCCGAAAAGCTTTATAGTACCGTTTGAAACCTTTCCTATCGTTTTGTTGTTTGCATAAACGATGCCATAGTCAACGAAATTCTCCATAAGACACAGACTGCTGAGATCTGATGCAATCTGCTTTTCTATATTTATGGATTCGTATTCATCGTTTTCAGGTGCGGAAGCATCGTAGCTGTAGGCATTATCCACCGAATAAGCCAGAGTTCCGATAGTTTCCATTCTGCTGAGGTATGCTTCAAGATTCAGCTTGAGCTGAACATTGAGCGTTGAAGTCATTGAGCTGACCTTTTCCTTTGTCAGCTCATCGTATTTTGTGACAATAAAGGCTGTAATGCCAATGATCGCCGCAATAACGATAGCAGCGTAGCCTATTATCATAAGTACGCTCATTTTTTTGATCTTCTCAAGACCAATAGTCTGGATTTGATCCCTTGTCATTTTTTTCCTCCTGTTTTTTAATATCCCTTTTTGTCTGTAACGCTCCAAAGCACAAAGGACGTCCGAAAAATCGGCGCATGATCCGGAATCCATTATGTAAGCAGATTTATTTTACCATATATTTTTTACTTTGTCCATACATTTATATAAATAAATTTTTTTTGCACATTATGTTACCTTTTTATCGGGTATTTACTGCAAATCCTTGACATGGATAACTGTCTGGGATGTCCGTGACTGTGCGGAGAGGCCTTATTTATCTTAGTAGTGGATAGCAAACGTAAAAGAAAACAGCGATTGTTTTCCCAATTGATAACTGAAACGTTCACGCTTTTTTACGTAAGGTTGCACTGGCATAATCACAAAAATTGAGCGGAAATTATAGTCTTGTGAACCTGAAAAGTCATAAGTGACACAAATCAATACAATATATCACGTTATATCGTAGAACAAAGAGCTTATGTAAAAATGATAGCAATAATCGAATTGACACAAATGATAGATGATAGTATAATTTAACAATAAGATTGTATAAACAATCTTAAATATTACAAAAAGGAAATGATGGAAATGAAAAACATAATCAAAAAGATTGCTAGTATTGCTATGGCTTTTACTCTCTTGGGAACAGGAACAAATGTAACAAGGACTATCTTGCCTGAATCAAATAATACTATTGTTGCAAATGCTGGAACTAAAGACTATGATAATAAAGGGTCTATAAAATTGAAAACCGATGAATTTGCTCAAGGTATGGGAATGTACAATAACATAATATATTTTGTTACCGAAAAAGGAAATAGTAATTGTAAGTTGTATAAGAAAAATCCAAATGAAGAAACCCCAAAAACAATAACTATTAAAAACTGTGACCCCAATATAATTAGACATCCCGAAGACCGTGGAGCATACAAAATCCGGAATAAGTAAGAAGGCAGCCATACGGCTGCCTTTGCATTATATGCTGTATTTCTCAAGTTGAAGCAATGTTTTCTTTTTATCCAGTCCGCCTGCGTAGCCAGTCAGATCTCCGTCCGCTCCGACTACTCTGTGACAAGGAATGATTATCGAGATAGGGTTATGACCCACAGCATTGCCGACTGCCTGAGCTGACATACGCTCAATTCCTTGCTGCTCTGCAATGATACGGGCTATCTCACCATAGGTCATTGTCTGCCCGTAAGGTATCGTCAGAAGTATATCATACACAGCCTTGCGGAATGGTGTTGTTTGCATACTTATAGGCGGAATATAATCGGGAGCTTTCCCATTGAAATAGGTATCGAGCCATTTGCAGGTCTGCGCGAATATAGGCAGCTCTGCTTCGATACTTTCTTCAACAAGTTTATGGGGATAGTATTTCTGCCCGTCGAACCATAAGCCTGTGAGAGCTTCGCCGTCACTGGCGAGGGCTATTCCACTGAGGGGAGAGGTGTAGCGGAATATGTTATTCATGGTGTTTGTTTTGTTGACTTGATATTTCTATCAGTTCGTCCATTGTGTACTCTTTATATCTGTTTGCAGAAAACACGGAATCCGTTGTATCGGGTATATTCTTCATGACTTTTTTCAAATCGATTTCCCGCGGCAATGATAAAAAGTTTCCTTCTTCATCTTCCGACTTTATTGCACAGAAGATAAACTCTCCGTTTTCAATATCGAACTCAAAATAATCTGAAACCTCAGTTGGTTCAACATCTAAAAAATCAGCTTGCTTCTCAACAAATGTTTCATAAATCAGTTCCTTTAAGGCCTTTTCGCTTATCTTTATGAGTCTGCCTTTATTCTTATCCATATTATACTCCAATCATAGCTTTAGTGCATTTCAGCAATGCTTCTATATTCCATACCAACATCTCCATAGTTTTATTTTACTGCATTATCGGCAAGAAATCAACAACAATTCAAAGAAAATCTTGCCGATAAAAATATACCACAGGTTTACTTGACATTTCCATATTGACGTGATATAATGAGTTCACTGAAAGGGAAAGTTCCCGAAATTCTAACTAATGAAAGGGTGAAAACAATGAACACTATCATGAACAACGCTATGTCTGCATACATTTGTGCTTTTGATTTCCAGCAGTCAAGCTATTTCTTCCAGCAGGAAGATAATGGCTCAGTTTTGCTGCGCACAGATCAGAAAAGTGCTTGTTCAGTTGCCCTGACAGGGTGAGCAGAGATAGTGTTGCATTGTTGACCATCTTCTGATAGAACAGAGCCGTCTGTGTGCAGTATGGAAACTCACACAGGCGGTTTTTATTATTCTATTCAGAAAGGTGGTTATTTTTATGCCCATAGCAGCTCCGACTATCGATATGATAGCAACAGGCGCTAACATCAGAGCATTGATAAAAGGCAAAGGACTCAAGGTGACTGATGTAGTCCTATTGTCTCAAAGTGAAGAAGATACATTGGGTTGCTCCCCTTTATAATGTATAGGCTATTGAACTGATCAAGCACAGTGAATGTGAAATTGCCCTCAACAGTCTCAGCCATGTACTGTAAGCTGTCAAAGTCAAGCTTACCTTGCTTCTCTATCAGTTGAACGCCAATGTAGCTATCTGTGTCAATATATGTGTTAGGTATGGTTCCGTCTTTTCGAAGTTCCTTATCATTCCATAATACTCCATTATGAGCGAAAGCAAACTCCTTATCAGCATGGCCGGCGAAAGGATGATTGTTGTAATTCTGCTTCCTGTCGCCTTGCGTTGCTAACCGCGTATGTCCCATAATCGCCTTTGTGCCGTCAGGCGCATTGAAATGTATCTTATGTGAAGGCTTGGGCCGTTTGAATATAGTGACTTTGCCATCTATTACGTAGCTGATACCTGCTGCATCTGTCCCTCTTTCTTCAGCTGCATTCGCCAGTGCCTGGGTAAGTTTCTTCAGAACCCTGTAAGGTACTATTCCTTTATAATCGAGCCATCCAAACAATGCACACATAGTTCATTTCTCCTCCTTATCGTCATTACAGCCGATAGCACCGCCTGCAATCAGTATTGTTGCTATCGTGCCAACAGCCTTCAAAACGTCTTTTATGTCCTGTTCTGTCTCAGGTTCGATATCAAAAATATCCGCTAAAAGTCCCATCACATTTCCTCCTGTGTTTCAATTTCTTCGTTGATATAAAGCCTACGCTCTTTCAGGTACTGGATCAATTCAGGTTCTTTTACCGTATCTACGAACTCACTCCAGCTCATATTCGCTATGCCTTCATCTGTCAGACTGATAGCGAGATCGCAGATAGCGTTTACAAGCTCAAGCGCTGCAATAAGAGTGTTATACTTGAGCGTGCCTCTGAAAAGTCTGAACTCGATTGTGGTGTAATTCATTAAGTTCACAGCTGCATATCTGCCGTTATTACCCTTTTTAGCCTTATCGAGAATTTCACGACCTGTCTTTTCAAAGCCATATCGCGCAGCCCAGCGGTTCATACTGTACTCAGTTCGGCGACTGAACTTAAGCATCTCGTTCCAGTGATGTTCGATAAAGTACAAGATACGGGCAATAACTTCATCCTGTTCCTCACGACTATCACCTAGACAGCTTCTGTTGACGTGAATATGAAGTCCGCAGGTACTTGTCTGATGTGAGCGATATCCCAGATATATAGCCTTTTTCATGATATCTTCCCACTGAAACTGTTTATGAAAATCCAGGCTCATGGGGTGTGTAACAAGCTCCATACCATCATCGAGACTGCCATCACCTTTGATGTATATGTGTTCATCGTCTTTATTGGCAATTAAGAGCAATTCATCAGCATTATCGCTGTCTTTACCTGCTCCGTCAATCTCAAGTTCAACGCCGAAATATCGCTTGGAATCACCGTAAAAGATAGGCTCAGGCTTGTAACCGTAATCATGGATAGAGCGGTTCTTATCGACTTCATCGTGGTAGCATTCCGAGCAGTAATCGTAACCGTCAAGATGATAAGCATCATCTTCGTGTAAAAGAGCATCACAGCAGCTGCATCGGGTGTAATGGTTGTGATAACAGTGACTACAGAGCGTTGTATAATCATCACCATAGCTTTCACTTGTCCAGATTATAGCACCGCACCTGTCACATGTGGTAGTGTGCTGTTCTACGCAATCTGTACAAACGATTTCACCGTCAATAGTCTCATAGTCTTCGTCTTCGCTTATAACTGCTCCGCAGTGGGAGCAATACAGGACGTTTTCATTCTTTTCTTCCATTGTTAAAACCTCCGTAAATAGAAAGAACCAGCCCCCTAAGGGGCTGGCTTTACATTCAATATTCCTCTGCTAAAAGCATCGTGCTGTGGTCTCCGTCATCTATGATATACAGCTTTTCTGTAATAGGTGTATCTGACGGTATAAGATACGTCATACGGTATTCAGGCTCTTCCGAGCTATGTGTTATAGCTTGCATAGGACCAGCTGCACTCAGTTCAAAGACCTGTAGATAGTCCTTCGGAGCAGGCATACTCTCAACACACTCCCATAGAAACAGCTGCAGTTCCAATGGGATCGTACTATCAACTCCACAGGTCAGATAACGTTCGTTATCAAACACGGTATCATTTCCTCCTTTCACATTTTGTTGGTGACAAAAGCTTCTGTCACATTAACAATATACATATGCAAAAGGAGAATAATAGGAAGGTGGCTGTGAATTGGCCAAAAATGTAACAACAATTATCATTACATGATAATGATGTATATATCAAAAAATGAAATAATCGGAATTGCGCCTTTCCAAACCGTATTTGTACTGGCCATAAGCACAAAAACACCCTCTTCTTATTGTACAAAAAAGAGATTTATCGAATCCTATACTCGCATTTAGGAAATCTTAACAATGACATGGTATAATATAGGTATACTCATAGCAGATGGGGGGATGAAAAATGGTCTTTTTAGTTCTGGGAATAATTGCCTTGATTATTTGGGGTATTTGGTACCTTATTGATTCTGCAAGTTCTAGCGGTAGTAGCGGTGGTAATTACCATGATCCTAACATTTTTGACTGGAATCCTACTCCTGAGTACAAACAAGTCGGTATGCAGGGAGAAGCGACCGCTGTAAGAGCTATCATGTCCATTTTACGAGATGATGATAGGTTGTTTACTAATGTTCATGTTGAATATGATGGAAAAGAAACAGAGCTTGATACCGTAATCGTCAACAAATACGGTGTTTTCATAATAGAAGTCAAGAACTATGTTGGGTATATTACCGGCGGTGAAGATGATTATGACTGGATAAAGTACAAGACTACTGATGCAGGTAATACATACGGAAATACTGTCAAAAATCCAATCAAACAAGTGAAACGCCAGATATATATTCTGGCCCGATACCTTGAGTATTATGGTTCAAAGGTATGGGTTCGGGGATATGCTCTTCTTATTCACGGCAACAGCCCGGTCGAAAGTGAATATGTCTTATGGAGTATTCAAGATATTGATAGAGCTATCCATACACCTGACCGAAAGATGCTGAATAAGCAAACAATAGATGCTATATCTAAATTACTTTCTTGAAAAGCTTATCATCAATAAGCTTTCCCTTTGGGATAGGCGGCGCGCGATTGTTGTTATCACCACTTAGATCTCAATATACGAAAGAACTGAATATTTCCATATTTCAAAATCAGAAAGAACAACAATCACGCGCCGCCTGACGATAGCGTGTTCCAATCAATAGTTTACATTTTTGCATAGAAATCATTTTGTCCTTGTGCTATAATGCAAGTAAGAAAAGGGAAAGAGGCGATAATGTGCCGTTTAAGATCATAAGGAATGATATCACAAAGGTAGAGGCTGATGTGATAGTAAATACTGCAAATCCCGAACCTGTTGTCGGAGATGGAACTGATAGTGCCGTATATCAAGCAGCTGGGAAAGAAAACCTTTTAGAGGAACGCATAAAGATCGGCAAGCTCTCTCCGGGACAAGCCGCTATTACCCCTGCCTTTGATATTTCTGCGAAGTATATAATACATACGGTTGGGCCGATCTGGAAAGACGGAAAGCAGGGAGAAGACGATATACTCCGCTCCTGTTACTCGAATTCTCTCTTATTAGCGGAGCAGGTTAATGCTGAAAGCATTGCTTTTCCGCTTATAGCTACGGGAGTATATGGCTTCCCGAAGAATGAAGCCCTTGATATAGCCCTTTCGGAGATTGGGAAGTTTTTGTTGACACATGATATGGAGATCATTCTCGTTGTATTCGATAAGGAGTCATTTCAGATATCTGAACAGTTGATGGGAGAAATCGACCAATACATCGATGAATTCGGTATCAAGGAGCTTTATACTGACGAATATACTGAACGAACCGATATGTATCGTCGGAGACGGTTGCAGGAGCAGGCTGATTATGAAATTGATGAAGAAATATCATCAGCATATGCACCGATAATTGCTGAGAATGATGACAGTAGTCTTGAGGATATTCTCGATAACACCGGTGAAACATTCCAACAGTGCCTGTTAAGACTCATACGCGAAAGCGGCGTTGATGAAGTTGAGATCTATAAGAAGGCTAATATCGATAGAAAGCTCTTCTGA